TAACTACCTTCTCTTCATCAAGGTCAAGAGATGCGGCATATTCCCTAAGGATGTAATCCCATTTAATAAAGGGTGCCATAGCAGGGTTAGGAGAAGCAAACTGTGCAAGCTGAAGAAGACGTTGAGAACGAATTTCATTTCGCATCAAAGACTCAGTACCCTTGGCAACTACTGCAAGATTTCCAATATAATCCTGATCAAAATTGAATTGCATATTGAATGCAAACAATGCTCGACCAAGTGGAGCAAGTAAGTAGTCATCAATATTACGGACAACCTGCTTAATGTTTTGTGCAGCAGCACCCATTAGCATTGACATACCACTAGCAGTACGACCAACACCGGCTACGCCAGCCTGACCATGTGCATAAGATGGCATACCAGTTGCTTCATCTGAAAGCTGTCTTGCTTTATCAAAAGCTACAAGAGCATCCTGTGTATGATTATCAATCTTAACAGAGTTGATTGCCTGTCCCGGAGGACCACTAGAACGACGGAAAATCTTACCGGGGTAAATGTCCATAGACTGACCGGGGACAAGATAATCTTCGTTCACTTCAAGAATAACGTTAGAGGATAGTGCAGCATTATCTACTGCCAATCTCATAAAGCCATTCATAAGAAGCTGAGTGTCTAGCATGTTTTCTGCAACACCTACACCGAAAAAGGAGTAAGGGTTGACTTCATAAGGTACAACCTGATAAGGAATACGAGCAGGAGTAAATGGGTTAAACACCAAACGAATTAGATGAGAGCCACTAATCCAAGCATTAATCTGGATTTGATCAAAATTCTTAAATTCTTTAGGGATTTTTACTCCACTCTCTCTTGCAAGAGTAGCATCAATTACACCCCAAAATTCCAACACTTCCCAACGGTCATGTACAGATACAATATTCTGGTTAGTTTCAATGATTGAAGTCTCCCACCATTTCTGAGAATAGTTAGGACCTTCATTAATAAGCTTTTCAATATTCTTACCACGGAAATAAGGACGCTTCTTAAGTGCCCTCAAATCAGACTTAGATAATTTATGACGTTGAATAAACTTTTCAGCCTCACCCATATTCCTAGCATCAGGATCAGGATAAGCATCCCATACAGAAACATATTCTACATGAGGAATAGTGCGAATTAGGGGACTATATTCACCCTTTTCACCCCATTTTGGGTACTCTTTATCAATTGCAAATGGGCCTTTATACACCCCTGTACCGAGCAAAGCCATCTCAAAAATGACTGCTCTGAGGGATTTTGAGGCATTTGCTTCATCTAATTGATCTAAAATCTGTTTTTCCATCTTCCTTGCAGCCTCTTTTGCAGGCTCAAAGGTGATATCAGTAGGTAAAAGACCCGGACCGGGCTTGACTTCGTCCTTTACAGGCTCAAGAAGGTTCTTTTTAGGTCCAAAAAGCTTTGCAATCTGTGGGTCCATTTGAGAAGACCTCATTTGAGGCTCTCCACCAGACTGAAGAGCATCAGATTGACCAGTAGGATCAATATGAATAGCTTCTTCTACACCAACAGGTAGGTTTGGAGTTTCAATACCAATAGGAAAACGATTTCCAGCGAAAAGTACATCACAAATCTGTGCTACAGCAGCCTGTACTTTAGTTTTTGTAATCTTAATGAATGCTCTAGACTTCTCAGTGTCAGTAAACTGAGTCGTGGGGCCATATACCCCACGATAATTCCTATAACATTCAAGCCAACGAGTTTCATCGGCCATTCTTTTACGTTCAGACTTGTGGAAATCTTCATTAATAAGTTCTACAAGCTTACTATATTTATTATTGTCAGCAGGAACGTCAGTAGCTTCTGGTACAGCAACCGCAGAAGAAGGGTCTACAGACGTCTCAACGGACAAATCCTTATTAAGCGGAATTTCTTCCATAAATGAAGCCATTATTTATTCCTTACATTATAAACCAATTAAAGTACGCCATTTAGTATTGAAGTAATAACCAAGCCCAACATGCCCGTGAGTGGCATCACCACGGTATGGATGAGTGTTGTCGGTCGAAATCCAATTGGTGTAGTTGGTGTCTTTGATTAGCGCGGTGGCATAGTTTGGGCTAACCGGAATGAAATATGCCTTCCTCTCGCCAGCGGCTACCCATGCATCAAATTCAGCTTTAAGATTAGATTCCGCTGTTATGGTACTGCTTGAATCGTTTGTTATATTAGAGCCGCCACAACAACCGTGAACTAGAATAATGGCATTTGGTTGATTGGTCCGCGCCTTTTCCCATGCTGCACGAGCGTTAGCTCGCATTGTGGTTTGATTTAAATCCTTATCATTGTAAGGGCCACCGAATATAACGAGATCATAGGTATCGTCAGCGATCCAATAATCCATCTGACCAACGATGTTCTTGGCACCTGCCGTTGCAATATATCCGGTACCACCTAATGCCGAGTTTCGCAGATCATAGCCGTTTAACTTGCAGAAAACAGCAACATGATTGTCCCACTGTGCGAACCGATCAACACCCGCCGCATCGGGCGTCCATGTTCCAGCCGTGTATTTGCCGATAAGCTGGCCTTCTTCAAAACTGGTGCCGACTGAGACTGCTTTTGGACGAGTAGTACAAGGAATGAGAACAGCACCAGTGTTCATTTTTAGTGCGCCGATTGACGCCGAACCAAGTGCAACTTCAATTTCAATCTCTCTTGTAGCCGCAGCACCAAAATCAACCTTAACCCGCTGATTACTAGCAAATACGGCACCATGACCATCACGGTTGACATAACGTCCATCAGCAGTAATTCGTAACGGAGTATTTACGGTACCGCTGGGATACTGGAATTCAAACACCGACAGTCCGGTTGCCTTGAAACGAACGATCCAAGAATTACCTTGGTCTGTTCCGTCTGACGTTGTGGGAATTGTAGCCTGTGCACCCCAAGCGGCTTTGATATTACCATCAGTGCGGGGCGAAAGAGACAAATGCGCCATTCGGAGCCATTCTGTCGTAAATGCAGCGAACGACTTGCCCGACGTTTTATATATGAGTGTATTCGTTCGAATCTGCGGAGATACCTGCACGAGCGTTGCATCAGTAGTGTTGCTGATCGTGACTGTCGGCGGGGATGCCATATCAGTCAACTCCACAGGATTATTCCCTGCGGCTGCGATCGATGCTGATTTGAGATTTTTTAAGGAGTCTACAAGTACAGAGTTTGACCCTACATAAGCATTAGTAATACTTGTAGAACCCTTATAAATACTGGTAGATTGAGAGCCTACATAAATAGTCATTTACATACCTCAAGCAGTAGTGATATAAATTGTATTTGCATCTTTCACAGCAAGGGCATCATAGGCAACTTGTGTTAAAACAACAATCTTAGCGCCACTACGAACTGCATCAGCAAGAGTGTCTCCATTAGCTCCGGGTGCAATGGTATCAGCCAACTTATCAGCAATCTTTGCACGGTTAGTTTCATTAGCCATCAATCATTCTCCATGTTATCTAATGAGGCTTGAAGTAAAATATGTTTTGCTTTATCTAAATTCCAATTGATTGTAGAAAGGGAGCCAGTTGTACTTGCGAAGTAGAAATTATCTGAGTCCTTCCAAGTACCAATAAGGATGACATCATCAAACTCCCTTTCCTTGGCTGCATCTAAAAGATCAGGGATATTAACCCTTGGACCGTACTCCTCATCAGAGTATTCAATCTCTAGGTCATTACCCGAAGGGTGGGGGAACTTAATGATGTTATCATCCATATCAGTTATCCTTTATGTCATGTTTAAAGAATTTAGCATCTTTATCAAGAGGGGCCTTACCATCGTTTGCACGTTTAAGATGAGTCTTAAGAGAGACATCAGCACGAGGACGACCGGGATTACCTACAGTAGATAGCATAATATCTTTAGGACTTTTATCCTCATTAAATTCGATAGGTTCATTTACCAAAGTACGAGGATTATTAATTGCTTTATCAATTTGCTTTGCTTGAGCAACAGCAACTTCTTTTTCTTTAGGGGTCTGCACTTGGAAGTTATCAGACTGCCTACGACCTTTCCACTTCATATTAATTCCTTAATAACCAAAGGTTGAATCAGCAGGAGTATATTTCCTGTGTGGAGTTGTCCCCCAATCCAGTGGGGAAGCGGCTCGTGGACGAGACATAATCCCATACCTTAAAGCATCGTAACTATGATCATGAGGATACCTAGAATCGATATCTTCAGTGCCATCTGGATCAGTGGGGATTGCTGGTAGGTCTGAAATAATCTGCCTACAATTTTCAAAGAAGATGATGCCGGGTCGTTTATTACCGAGATTGTCTTCACGTATTTTAAGTAATTCATGTAGTCTATTCTTTCCGGCTACACGTGACCCCTGACCACGATCTGATGGCCTCCAACGACATCCAGCAGCAATCATCTCTTCCGCTACTGACGGGCCGTAGTGGCCTCTCTGGTGCCATACAGATGAGTCAAGCATACCATATGCAACATTATCATCTTCTTCCATCTGAAGAACTTTTTGTGCCAAGTCGACACCAGTCATTCCCGGTCCATAAAGTTCTTTATAAACATATAACGTATCATAAGCCGGATCAATCGCAAACCAAAGGACACAAGCAGGACTAGAATAACCATAGTCAGCAGCTCTAAACCTACGCCAATCAGTTGGGATATTAAATGGTTTGCAGACGTGATAACGGGGATTAAATTCTGCAAAGGCAGCTCCTTCTACAATAGACCAATCGCCTTCAAGGAGCTTACGTCTTTGTTCTTCAGGTAGACCTAAGAGCGAGCGCTCGTAGTTACCATCAGCATAAAGATAGGGATTATCCTTCAACCTAGCGGGAATGAATCGTCTTTTAAATAGTGGCTTACCCCTAAGTAAAGGATTTTCATGATCCTCAGGATAAGTCATAACTTCACCAGTTTCTAAATCCTTAGCCCAAAAAGCTTCCCCTGCTGGAGCTGGATCAATAAACATTTTCTTAACCCAATGATGACCGGGGCCACCGGGGTTAGTAGTTGCCCTAAGAGATAGGGCGGATTTTAGTTCGGGGTCTGCCGTACGTAGACGAGACTTAAGATAATTATAAGCAAAAGGTGTGGGGTACTGAGTTAATTCGTCAATACCAATCCAAGTGAATGCCTGACCCTGATAGCGAAGAACGTCATCATCACGATCAAGATATGTCATCCAGAATTTTGCACCGGAAGGGAAGACCCACATAGAATCTTTTTCTTTCCAGACCGCACCGGGGAATGCCTTAGGATAAATCTTTTGTGATTCCCATTTGAGTTCACGGAGTTCATCGTTTGTGCGTCGTAACAACAAACCAACAAAATTAGGATTGTAGAAATAACGCATAGGGTCGGCGAGCATAGCGTAACTCTTCCCGCCTCCCGCTGAACCTCCGTAAAGTACTTCTTCTTCAGAAGCAGATAGAAAGTCGTATTGGGGACCCGGATTGGGTTTAAACACATAATTGACTTCCTGAGGGACTGGCGGTTTCGCCCTACGTGTTTCAGCGGGGTCTTTAAATCCGCCACGGTAAGGCTCTTTCCGATGTGTAGGACCTTCAGGAAATTCTTCATCTGCAATCTTACGATTGGAAAGCTTTTCGTATTTCCTCTGTGCCATTGTAACGGCACGTTTGGCTACAGCCTTCTCTACAGACTCTTTATCTCTTTTAACTTTACCTGTGAGGATACGACGGTCAGTCTTCCTATTAAGGAAAGGCTTTCTATGTTTCTTGTACAGGTTAGAAATGGTTTGATGAACAATACTTCTAAGTAGCTTCTGAGAGAGCCATTCGTTTACTTCTCTAAGAGAAGCACCCTTATCAATGTGGTCGAATGCTTGTTCAATAAAAATGATTTGATCTAAGTCAGGTACGATATGATAGGGATCATCAGAGTCAATCTTATACCCTACTCCAATTTTACCGTAGGGGAGCTTCCTTCGCCAGTCTGGCCAGCGCTCAAGTTTGATCTGATTGTCCATCTATTACCTCTATAAATTCATCAGGATTATGCTCAATTACCACTTCTTCCCTTTTATCTTTGGGGGGCAAAATAAACATATTCCTAATCTCTGTAACTTGTGGCCCTTCTTCTTTGTAAACGCCAGAACGGTCAAGTACTTCTTTAGCAGCAGCAATAATATTCTTGGCACCCAACTGTTGTGGGTCTAACAAAACATTAACCAACTGAAGGGAAGCTAGGGCACTGGCGGACGTGAGGTATTCTTTACTTCTCTCACGAATCTCTTTTTGTAGTTTCTTTGTTACTACACTAGAGGGGGTCCCCTTAGGATATCCAACAGCCTTCATTGCTTCCTGAACATTCCCATTACAGTCCTCGAAGAGGACGTTAAGGAAGGCTTCTTCCCGTTCGGTTAGGCCAGTCTCTTTATTTGTAATTTCTTCTAATAAATTGGACAACGGATTTCTCCTTAAAAATTATTTTCAATAAGTGAAACCCTTAAAGTATACTTAAAGTACTATACGTCAAGATGAAGTAGCTTGACCGATACGTCAATGCATAAGAGCTTGAGTACTTTTGTCTTGAGTACAAAGCGAAAGTGTCAGGCTTGTGTATCAACCAATTGTTCCAACTCACTGCATTTAGAAAACACAATCTCTAAACAATTAGGACTGAGTTCAAAGCCGTAAGCAGAGCTTTGTTTCTTTTTCTTTTTTCCTTATGAGTTATTATACCATTTTTTAAAACCCTTGTCAAGTAAAAAATGCATTAATACTTAACAAAAAGCTATTTTTCTTCATTTTTAACAAATAATAACAAAATAACTACTATAGGGACTGCTGCTACGCAGTATGAATTATACAAAAGTACTATCTTGAGTATGAACTTGAGTACCCATTTAGACACCTAAATCATTGAAAAATATGTACTATTGGTATATAACTATAGCCACCCACCCCTAGGTCCGGTCCGTCCCCTCTGAAAGTAGTGAGGAAATGGTACTTGAGAAAGGAAAGGAGAGTTATGCATTCAGCAAGAACATTCATCATATATACTTAGAACTATACTTGAGTACAATACTTGAGAGTATAACTTGAGTATTAACTACTTGAGTAGTACTTGAGTTCGCCAGTGCTTGAGTATAACAATACTACCTACAAATAGAAGGACAATATAGTTTATTTGTTTTGTGTTATAACAAAGCATTACAAATGCTGACAGCGTAAGCGGCTAATAGTCAGTACGATTGCAACTATAGGTTGCTTGACAAAGGTAGTACAACTATGATATGATAAGGGATTAAATAGGAGTACAACCAATGGTAGATTGTAAGTTACAACCTTTGATTTGTTTATTTGTCAGACCTTTTGTGATAACGCGCGCATGCGTTCATTATCTCCCTAGGAATTTCGTGAGGGATTTCGCGCGGTACAGGAAAAAGATGAAAGAAAAAATATCTGCCTTATTTTCGCCTTATTACCAGTTCATAGTCAAATCATAGAAGGACACACAAGAGCAATGGGGATTGCACAAATGGAAGCCTTTGCAGTTATCACTGGTACACGTAAGTATGACCTTGAGTTGCAGATCATTTGCACTGACAAGGCGCAAGCTTCCAGAGAGGTGAAAGACCTTAAGAAAAACTATGGCATGGATGACGCCAGAGTGAAGCGCTTTGACAATGAAACTCTTGTTTATGAGTGGATTGAAAAGAACGCTTGAAACTCTTTGGTTATGGTCTTAATTCGGCCATAATCTAATGGTTTCTTACCTAAGCACCGCAAGGTGTTGAGTGAAAGAATTGAACCATTGAGCAATCCAATCCCTTAGGGGAAACGGAATGTAAGCAAAGGGTGAAAATCCCTTAAGGCTAGGACGTGGGAAAGCCCTATCTTTGGGTGAGGATACCACTTAACAGGCCATATCCCGAATACCGAGAACTATGTTAAGCGCATGATGAGGGCAATGAAGCTTCGTAAGAGGTGGACTGTGATTAGTCATGAGCACGTCTTAGCTAGGATTAGTGTGAGCTAACAACCGTTGGCAAGAACCACAAGGGACAGGCGCGAATGCCGATAATCCATGAGGATGGAGAACCATAGTAATATGGGAACCTTGAAGACACTAAGCGTTACTGGTGGAATTGTGCATATTGTGAGACTGACAATCTCTATGTGTGTGCATAGCTGAAAGCGCCCCATCGCCCCTCAGAAGGCGGAGCCGAAAGGTTGTAACAGTATTGCTCACTCCCTTAGCGGTCTTACAGAACGTTTGACCATACAAGGGTAGATAAAACAGAGTGAACAATACACATTGTAGTTTGGTTGTGGTTTCTTCCTTCAAAAGCTTTCGTAAGATTGTGGATGATAACTGTTCGCCTTACTATAGGTTACAATGTGCGCAAATAACTCAAAAGTAGAAATAAAGTTTAAGTAGCTTCGAAAGAAGCGAAACAAAAAAGCGGAACCCATTTATTTGGGTTTTAACCTGTTTAAAGTAACACATTTCAAAAGAATGCGGGACCATAACAGGGGGAAAGTATCCTTGGCGGGGTACATAAGAATTATCATTCCGAATGCATCCGACAATAGTCTTAACGTAAATCCTAACCTTTCCTGTATGATGAATACAGATTATGGCGCGTGGTTTTGTGCGTTAGATGCATTCTAAGAGGTAATTCAACAAATAGCGAAAGGGACTTTGCTATGTGGACGTTTGAAACGGAATGTCTAGGAAAGAAAGTTAAATCCTCTAAATCCTTTCCTACTCGCAGTGATGCATGGGAAGCGGGGGTTAAGTATGCAGATATTTGTTATGAAAATGGCGAAACTGTATACATAAAAGTAGTTCCTGTGAAAGAAAGCTAGGGATTGATTTGTGTTGATCCTTGAACATGTTTCTTGTGTAGGGTATGGCTTGAAGAACGCTCTTTATGGGTTAGTAAGCTAGTAAATACCGCACGTTAAAGAGGTGTGGGATAGAGTAACAAATCACTAACCTTGGTAGATATTTCACTTAATGCACATGAAAGAGGGGACACTTTCCGGTAGTGTGTATTGAGGGCAATATCCTTGCGACATTCCGTTGCAAGAACAGAATGGCCCATAGCAAGACCTTTGAAAACCTTATGGTTAGGTCAATACAAAAGGATAAACTATTATGAAAACCGATCTCAAGACCATTGACGCCATGATTCTGTCCATTTCCAAGCGCGGCAAGATTCTGCGTAATGATGGCCATGAATGCCTTGTCGCAATCTGCGAACACCACAAGGAACACGGCGACTATACCCGCCTTCCGAAGCTTTTGGACGCTGTGAAGAATTCTCTTGGCAGTTCTTTGTCCGCTGCCATGATCGATTGGGTTGAACGCTTCTATACCGGCCTGAAATTCGATCGTGACAACGGCAAGTCTGAAATGGGCTTCTTTGTCAACGTTCCGAAGGTCAAGAAGGAATTTGTCAATATCACGGCTGAAATGAAAGTCAAATTCAAATCGTCTGATACTGAAGCCTTCTATGTCGGCAGTGCTGAGGGTTTCCCCTTCTATGAGCTTGAGCGTGAAGTGGCACAAAAGCCTTTCGACTTGAAGGCCGCTATCGTCCAGCTTATCCGCCGCGCTGAAACGGCTATCGAAAAGAATGTGACGGACCATGCCGAAAACAAGGTCAATCATGCTCAAGTCGAAGTCCTGAAAGGTCTTGTCAAGAACCTTGACGAAATAAAGGATGAAGAACCGGCCATTACGGAAACCAATGTGACCGAAATGGTTCAAGCCAAGAAGCCACGCCGTTCGAGCAAGAAGGCTGAACCCGTCGCTGATGCTGCGTAACACACCGCAAGGTGTTTGAAAATTGGATCGGCAGAAGTCCCCCACATCTATATTGATGTAGTCTGCCGGTTCATAGAACCGTGGGTTGATTTGTAGTCTAGCGGCTATTAAGTCCCCACGGTTCGCTTTATTATGGGGTTATACGCCTACATAGCTAATCGTAGTAGGCAATTGAGCAAAGCGATTAGGCGGCATTCCACCGTCGTGCTATGTAGGTTTATAACTTCATACAAGAGGGATTGTGTTATGAAGAAACGTAAGGGTGAGACTGTACAAGCCATTCTATCCAATGAGGCCGTTGGTTTTGGATGGGCATTTCTTTATGCTTATGTCATCATCATGGCTTGCTTTGGTGTGTGGTATCGCTTTGAGGTTATAACAAAGGCTTTGGGACTTTAACAATGGTTCGGCGACGTCCTAAGTTTCCTAGTGGCCTCAAGATTATCCGAAAGGGTAATAGGTTAGGTGTTTTTGTCCACAATAACCGAGTGGGGACTATTGTTCGCCATAGGGGTATAATCCCCCGCTGGGAAGTAGTGCAGTGGAATTATCCATTTGATAAGGAATGGTTCCACCAATTGCCTAATGCCGTTCTATGGGCTTGTATGTCCGTTTAAACCACTATCTAACAGGAAGGGAGTTTATGACATGATTATTGGCTTGTTACTTATCATTGCATCACCCCTGCTTATTCCGTTGGCTTATGGTGTGGTGCAAATCTTGAAGCATCTTCTTGCGGGTGGCATCCAGTTTGTCGTTCAATTAGGTGCAATCGTTATCGGTATATATGCATTGGCCCTTGCTGGCATATTCTTTGGCAAGATGTGGCCTTACATTGTGTTGGTAATGAAGGGGCTTTTTGTATCTGCTCTAATTGGTGCAATCGTGGCCTATTTGGCAACATACATCTTAGAGCGTTGGTTTCCTTTAAAGGGGATAGAGGATTAATCATGTTCACGTTTTTGATAGTACTGGCAGTGCTTATCTCACTTATGGCAGGATTCTTTCTTGGCTTGTGCATTTCTATAAGTGTACCAGTCAATAATAAGTCTTGCTATAAGGTCATTTCTCTCAACCGCAATGAATGGAATAGGGGTTAGTGTATGGGAACGTCTCTAATCTCCTATAACCACATACAAAAGTTTTGGCTTGCAGAACATAACAAACGTAGTGTTGGTATATTGGTTCTTTGTAACCATGTGATATGTGCCGACGGTTTTTCTATGTCTGTCCAAGCATCTGAATATCATTATTGTTTGCCACGGACATATTTACCTGATGGTGAATATACTCATTGGGAAGTTTTACCCTACTATAGGGATGAGCTATTTGATGAGTTTGGGGATGAAGACGTCATGGCCTATGTCCCTACAAAGATTGTAAATGCCGTTATTGAAAAGCATGGTGGCATTTCTTTGAGTAGAATACTTAACGTAGAATGAAAGGGACTTCTTATGCGTAAACAGACTTTATTTGATCGTACTTATCAGGGACCACGCGGAAATCATCTTTCCTATCGTACTCACATGACAATTACAGGTGAGCGTAAGGAAGGGGGAACAAGCATCCATCCTGCCAAATCGGCAATTGGTAAGACCGTGCGGCATACCGAACGATAGCGAAAACTTAACTCCTAGTACTAACTAGGGGTTATATGGTCGCTGTTGACCAAAGCCCTAAAGGATAGGGTTTAACTTAGGAAAGGGACTACTATGAATATCAAGGGTATCGCACTTATTGCCGCTATCGGTCTTGCTGCCATGTCTTCCGTTGCCAATGCTGCAACGTGTGGTGGCGAACCGTGGACTTCCGAAGCCTTCTTTGCTGGCAAGTGCATTGGCAACAATGGTGGTGACACTAATCGTGCAACGATTGAAACTGTGAAGGCCGACAAATCCCTCACGGGTTCTTTCAATGTACAGCCTTCTGAAACCAATCTTTCGGGTTCTTTCGGTGGTGCAACTGCTTCTGAGGGCGGGCTTAAGGGTTCGTTCTAATAACAACATTCCTGTAAGGTAATTCTAACCCTACGTTTAACCGCGTGGGGTTATTGGTGTTTTACAAGCTTCTTGTGGTGCCGACCTATGCGTGGCGGCTTAAATGGTAGCATAATGCCATCCATAAGCAGGGAGTGATAGCGTGGGCGAAAGGGGGTTCGACTCCCCCCCTCCCTGAAATTTAATTAAAATGGGGGTATAGCCCAACTGGAAGATGGCAAGAGACTTAAAATCTCTAAAGTGTGGGTTCGAATCCCACTACCCCTACCATTAATTATACCACAAATACAACCTAAAGTAAACGTCCACTTAACTAAATCAGGGGTTAGGAATGCTTAAACAAAAAGAAAATGCGCCGGATGGTTTTAAAGCCCACGAACGTAAGGGCGAAAAGATTGAAGGCGGCTTTATTGTTGCTCGTAAAGGTCGCTGGGGGAAACGCCTCAAGATTAGCGAACGTCCCTTTGAGTACCCTACCTTTGACGCTGCCCTAAAGGGGAAAAAGCGTCTTGAGGATATGTTCCCTGATAGCACATTCACCATTTTGTGTGAGGCTAAATTCGTCAAGGAATTGATTCAGGCATAGTACCTACCTAAAGGTATAGAAACGCTCTGTACGGCCTTCTATGGCCGATTGTGAGGGTATTATGAAACTCCAAAGCATCATTCATCCTGCTACCTCCGTCACATTTCCTGCTTTCATGGCAGAACGTGTTTACATGAGGGAATTTCACAAACAAGAAGGCTTGCCAGAGGATTTGAAACATTGGCAACCTACTGTTGACGCTATGCTATCAGGTGTCGATACGGACAATCCCATTTACATTATAATTGATTGTGGAATTATCCAAGCGGGTAACACCCATCGTCGTAAGGGATTACATATCGATGGTTATTGGAACCCCGGTTTATCTGCCCATGGTAATACTGGCCATAGGTCAATTCCTAGTGGACATGGTGGTGGAGGACGTAGGCACTCTTATGAACCTCCTAGCCACAAGGGTAAAAGTCCCTTTCATAGTTCTGGCTCCGATACTTGGAAAGACTCCACCTTTGAAGAACCTGAGGGGCTTATCCTTGCATCCTCTCTTGCTGCCTGTATTGGGTATGTAGGGGAGTTTGAAGGCCCAATTGGTGAGGGTGGTGATTGCTCTCACATTGATTTATCAGGTCTTATGAAAATCGATATGCAAGCCAATGTTGCATATTGGGGAAATGTCACAAATCTGCATGAGTCCATTCCGGTTAAATCAGATTGTGAACGTCAACTTGTCCGTCTGAATGTTCCGGGCTGGACACCTTAATAGGGGATATAAATGATTAAGAAATTTTTTGTTGCCACACTGTTTGCTGTAATAACAGGAGTGGTGCTTTCTTCATGCAGTGATGCTGATGTGGCAAGTGCCAATTTGTCTCGTGCGGCAGATCAATTTGAAGTCAACCGTCGTGTCGTCTTCTATAACGGCATTACAGGGGATTATATCTTATCTGTCGAGGGACTTTGTAGTCTCGGCAATCAGGATAGTGCAGGACAACTCTCTGTTACCTGTAAAACCGGTCCGGGTGAGTATAAAAAGCATTTCCTTGGGTTGTCTGACAATGTGACTTACTTTGCTGAGCAAATTCAAGGGTCGTCTGTCAGTACGTACCACTATAAGGTCATCTTCAAACCGTCGGTCATCATTCCTGACATTGATTTGAAGTAGGGGATTGAGACATGACTATCGATTTGACAAAACTTCTCACCTTCATTTTGGCACCTATCATACTGGTGATACTCATTGGTTATGAAGCCTTCTTTGTGTGGTATCTTTGGGCATGGTTCGTTGTGCCTTTTGGTATCCAACAGTTAGGTGTTTGGCATATCGCCGGACTTCTATTGATTAGTGGTTTCTTCAAACGGACAATCAAAAAGAATGATAAGACTGATTGGCTTGATATGACCAAGTGGCTTATTGCTCCTTGGTTTATTCTGTTGGTTGGCTATATCATTCGCTTTTATATTATGTGACAAACATAATCCGAGGGATTGAAGATGGCTAGAGACAGTCCGTAACTAATCCATAGGACGCAATGTGCTTTCAAAAGAAAGACGGTCCTATTCAAATTAGATAAATATATATATATAAAGATAGTATGGAACGCCTGTAGGGTTGACGGCGTGTTGATATAAATAGACCTACATCAAGCATGTAGAAAATGAGGTTTTGTTATGTAACAGGTTGGGTATACAATAGGTGAGGGGAGATACCCCTAGAACATGCCCCTCACCACCATATTAGCTTTTATATGACATGTGGTATTCTAACCATTCTTTCTCCTCCGTTGCTATGGTTAGCCCCTCCCTACAGTACCACATGTCACCTAAAGGTTAACCAAATAGGCCGGAGTACCTCCTAATGATCGTTTATTTCCTTGTCCTTACCTTTTGGTATGGAAGCCAATCACCATCTACAACAATAATCCCTCAAACGTATCAGACCAAAGAGGCTTGTGAAGCGGCGGCAATGTCAAGCATATCGGAATACAACAAGCGTTCCGGCTTTAGGGATGTAGATTTTATGTGTGTTCCGTGGAATCAAGAGGGTGACTAAATGCAACCTAGATTCGATGTTGATGATGAGGTCAAATGTAATGATCACTTGCAATACATAGGTTTCCCTTCAAATAGAAGATATTATCTTCAAGGGTTAACCCGAAAGAAGAAATATTTTGTTGTTAAAGTGGTTAATTGGAGTGATGGTTCCCAATCCATTTGGGTTAAAACTAGATATAGTGAAACCATCCGTGGCCCATTTATCTGGACTAGGTTTAAATATTATTATGAAACTGTTAGGATACTACAATACGATCCCAATCAACAAGGTGATACTGATGAAGATATTTAATAGAGCGCTCGTAGCAGCAGCCATGGGCTTCGTCCTTCTTGTTACCTTTGGGTGTGAAAGATATCCTGAATATCATCAAGCTTATAATGATTGTGTCTATCGACTCACCAAAAAGAGGATTAGTCCTCCTGAAAAATATGAATATTGTAGGTGGTTTGCTAAGCAGTATGTAGGTGTTCAAAATGAAATACACGAATAGGCATGGTGCCATTTGGTCCATTGTGGATCGTATCCAGACAGCACCTGATATGCGCAAAACGATCCATCATGACAAAGAAACCTATCATCGGGACAGGGATTTGAAAAATGCATTCCGTTTGTAAATCGTTTGAAGTTGGTAAGCTTTACAAAAAGAAGGGTCATATCGGCCTTTATAAATGTCTGAGTATCCACCTATTCAGGAAAGACGAACAGTGTGGTGTAATGCAATATGTACGCCCTGATGGTGTTGTGTCCAGTGACCCTGAGGACAAAGGGGATATTCCTTCTGTGTTCAAATGGGATGACACATGGTATGAACACAAAGAGCCTGTTGTCATAAAGGAACGGAGACTCGTTCTCATTGATGGGAATGATGTTTACCTCCCTACGCAAAAATCGTCATACGGCACAGTCATAGGTGAAATCGAGGTTGTCATCACCGATAGTAAGCTTATTGATGTGAGGGTTGTGTGATGTTCGAGGTCGGTAAGAAGTATAAGGGAGTAAACACAGGCATTATCTTTACTTGTGTGTGGGCAAACAATAAGCAAGCTACCCTTACATCTGATATTAGTGGTATGGCTATCCTTGTTGAATGGGATAGGTCTGGTCCTTACTATAAAGAGTATATTGAACCCCGTAAGGAATACTATAACGCCTATAAGGATAGTAAGGGAGTGGTTACTTATAGTAATCCCTATGATGATGTCAAGACCGCAGACGCTGTGGCAAGAGGATATCTTGATTACTATGGCCGCCTTATCATGACCCATCACAGTGAAACACATGTGGACGTAGAGTTCCACCTCAAGAGAAAGTAAAATACTTAGTATGTTGGCAGTAGTTTATGGCACCCTCAAGAAGGGTTATTCGAACAATGGTTTCCTTCGTAATGCTACCTTTGTGCAGGGTGGTATTGTCCGTGGACACAAGCTTTATTATGCTGGCTTCCCTGTTGCTGCCCCATCTGAGGGTGATTGCATCAAGGTTGAAGTGTGGGATATTGGTGATCCCTCTACGGACACAACAGCAGCAGCTACCTTGAAGGGTATGGACCGCCTTGAAGGCTATCATGAGGATAGTGAGAGGGGTAGCATGTACCTCCGTAGGGGTGTAACTATCTTTGCTGACGATGGCACTCGTCTTGAAGGGCAGATGTATGTTGGCAATGCCCGTACATGGCGAGACTTCAAGGGTATGAGGGAGATGGGTAAAGATGAAACTGGCATCTATCAATGGCCCTGAGGATTTTCAGGTAGGTCGTGTTATTGTACGGAATAATCCCAGACAAAGTAAGTATCGAGAAGAGTATGAAATTGTAGGTTCTCTTATTAATGGACAAATGAAATTTGAGGCTAATTCCTACGAAGGGTCAGTACTACTTTCTAAAAATACTTATAATTTTCGTGTACCTGAGGATTTCGGTACTTTAAGTGTTTGGGGTTATTACACAAAGGAACTCCAATATGACCCCATGCAACAAGGAGACAAGGATGAGGATATCTGATAACATTGATCTTGAAGCTCAACTCTTTGTTGAGGGGCGTAAAGCAGCAGCTTCGGCTTATCGTAGAGCCGTTAAGAATGTGAGGAAAGCACATTGGGTAATCAAGAGTTCAAGGGGCCAAATACTACATACATCCAATGTGTGAACCGTATTAACAACCGAACTAATATGTCCTATAGGTATTTAACCCTTGGGGCTATTTATCCATTAGTACATGACCATGGTCGTGTCTATAGTATTATGACACCAAGGGGTGAAACACATTACCCTAGCCGACAATTCAAAATTGTAACAAACCCTGAGCTTCGATATGATCCGAACCAACAAGGGGATAGAGATGAGGATATTTAAGTGACTGGTATTGACTTTATGGCAGGTCTTGCTGCCTCCGCTGCTGCTGATGCAAAGGGTGAAAAGAAGGAAGAAAAAACTATTACTTCAACCAGTGGTGTTAAGAAGGTGTTCTATCGTCAGGGGAATGTCTTTCAAATCATTGATGAACCGAAGTTTGATTTTCTTGACAACCTCCCTGCTGGTACATATTCCATTTGTGCATCTATGGAAGGTTACTATCTTGAACGTCGAGATGACTTTGGTATTGACCATAAGGTGTATGGCATTGCCAACTCCCGTGCACAACGTATTATGAATACCTTTGAAGAACGTTCTGGTAATACCGGCCTTCTTCTTGAAGGTGAAAAAGGTTCAGGCAAAACACTGCTCACAAAGGTACTGGCCCGTGATTTCGTAGCTAAGGGTTATGTGTGCCTTCTGGTAAGTGGTGCCTTCTGTGGTCCGGGCTTTAATGACTTCCTTGCCAACATCAAACAGCCTGCATTGGTTGTTTTTGATGAGTTCGAGAAGATGTACAATGACGAGAAACAGACTCTGTTGTTGTCCACCTTTGATGGTTTGTTCAGTGCCAAGAAGCTTTTTGCTGTCACTGTCAACGACACCTACAAAGTGAATGCCTACTTCAAGAACCGTCCGGGTCGCTTTATGTATCGGTATAATTACACTGGTCTTGAAGACGAATTTATTAAGGAATATTGTGAGGACAACCTTAAAGACCAATCACAAATCCCAAAAATACTTACCTTTGCTACTGTTATGGGTAAATTTAACTTCGATATGCTCAAGCATATGGTGGAGGATATGAACCGTTATAAGGAAACAGTGGGGGATGTTCTCAAACACCTAAATATTCAAACAGATGGTAATTCCTATATTCGGGCACAACTTACCGCTATGTTTGATGATAAGGGAAATAAGATTGAACTTACTGAGTCTGATCTTAGACGAATTCATTCCATTCTTCCCTTTGGTTCATTCACCATTGAAGTTCATAAACAGATGGAAGAGGGTGATGATAAGAAGAAGGCTACTAAGGATGATGCCCTTAACCGTCTTTTGACTAGTGCCCTTAAACGTCGAAAAGAGCAGTATGGACACGAAGATGATGACGATGAGGATGAAGATGAAACAGCCTCAGTTATTATTAACGGCTCGAAGGACCTTACAAAGTTCACTCAGGAGCATATCATTTATCGTAATGATATTGGTGAATTTCATTTCCGTAAGGCTATTATGGAAGAAAAGAAACAGTTTGGAGGTATTCTTGAATGACACAAAAAATGTTCCGTATCTCTCCACTTCCCTATAAGGACGGAGAGGTTTGCGTGGTGGATATCAGTGAGGAAGGGGCTGACTGGCGTACTCTTCCTACTCCATTTCCATCTCGTGAAGAAGCAGAGAAATTCGTTGATGAGATGATTAAGGGTTTTGAAATCCTTGAAGCTTATCAAGTGAAGAACCCTCCCTATCTGTACCCTAAAAGGTTGTTGAACTAATGAACATATTTGCGACCTATGATTCCCCTATCCAAAGTGCATTAGCATTGGACGACAAACGTTTAGTGAAGATGATACTTGAGACTGCACAGATGCTTTCTACCGCACTGCGTAGACATGGTGTGGGAAATGGGCCGCATTATAAATCAGCCTACCAGAAGCACCCTTGCACCCTTTGGACGGGGAGGACAAGAGGTAACTTCGGATGGTTGGTTGATCATGGATTAGCCCTTTGCGCTATCTATAGCAGCATCTATAAGCGAGTCCATGGATGTGAAGGAGTGATTCAGTTTGCGGATCGAAATAGGCATAAGGTCCCTTCTGGATCACTCCAACCGTTTGTTGATTGTACTGAGTTCAAAATACGTATCGACTTGTCTGTTTGTGAACGATACCGTTTGTTCATGAATCTCAAGTGGACAGAACGGGATAGTAGACCACCTGTTTGGACTCGTAGGAAAACACCTGATTGGTATAAGGGGCGGACATGAGTGATTGTGATGTTTGGATAGATATTGACAGGGCCACTAGTACCAAGATTAAAAGGAAGTACATTGCAGGTATAACCTCCAGTGTCGAATATCGAGGTGTATACAGTGAAGGTGACACAACTGTATATGTTCTCAGTATATACATGTGCTACGGTGAAAGGTATACTATGGACTTCCCTGATAGGAAATCTATGGTTGAATTCATTGAACATGCATTGATGGGAGTATACGGATGATCATTCTTCCATATCAAAGACCTTTACTCATTCTTTTGTTAGCTCTTATATTGAGCCTTACAATTCATGGGATATTTATCCTTGGATGTTTCATTATGTATCTTGACATGATGGCTCGGTATAAAGACTACCTTCGTATTAAGGACACAAAGTTCACAGTAGCTATGACCTACAGGTTGGGTCATTCGTGGTGTGGAAGGGGTGTCTGTTTGTATGTGTGGCCCAAAGAGGCTAAACAATTGTATGATGCATTAGGATATCGTTGGTATCACATCTTTCCTGATGGTTTCCCTTTAGTATTCACTAAACTTTCCTTTTGGAAATCTGTTGTGGGGTACAAAAAATGACATTCCATATTGGACAAAAAGTTGTTTGTATAGATGATAGACCACATGCTGGTACAAATAATGGTAGGGCTGAGTGGCGTAGTGTTGAAGAAGCTCCTGTAAATGGGCAAATTTATACTGTACGAAGTGTTCACACTGATCATTTAAATAACCCTGTATTGTGGTTTAATGAAATAAGAAGATCACAATATGCCATTGATTCCCATGGACCCAAAGTTGGTTATGGTGTTTGGAGGTTCCGTCCCCTTGTAGACGACCATAAGGGTATGACCATTCTTCGCAGCATTCTCAACGATCCACAACAATTCATCCGTAAGGATAAGTTCGATAAGGAAAAGGTGTAATGAACTCTCTATCTTGGGTACTGTATTTTATTGATGTGTTAGGGAACCTTCAATTTGTTTGTACAGCCATTACAATTTTTGGTGGTTGTGGTGTATTCTTCTTAACGTGTGTATACTTTGAGGAATACGACAAACGATATGCTCGTAGTTGTGTGCATGGTATCATCCCCATCATTTGTTGGGTGTTCATCCTACTGACACTTGCCACTGCTATTGCAATTCCCTCAAAACAAACAATGCAACTAATTGCAGTAAGTGAAGCATCTGAAATGGTCGTTATGAACGAAGAAATTCGTGATGTAATGAAAGATGTCAAAGAAGTTCTTAGGACTCAACTTAGTAAATTAAAGGAGTGACTGATGTTTAATATTGACTTTCTTAACACACTTCCTTTCCCTATTGCCATCATCATTGTCATTACTGTTGCTGTAGGTATATTCACTACACTGTTTATCTGTGGATTTTTAATCTCGGCATTCTTTAATCGCCAGAGAGTTCAAAGACGAGGTGACAAGTACTATGTGGTAAAAGGCAGTGGAGTTGGTAAATTGTACTTGACTTACCATTGGGGACAACCTGATTGGACTTATTCAAGAAACTACGCTGGAATTTGGCATGATCGGGATACTGCACTAACCCATCTGACTAGACCACCCGGTCCATACCGTAAGTGGAAACAGAAGCAAGAGTATAAGAGGGTAAGGGCAGAGCAGGAAGCTCGTCTTAAGGCTCATCAGGAGAAGATGCTTAAGGTTCGTTTGGACTTTTCCAACTACGGAGGGACTGACTAATCGGTCTTTAAAGTCTAAATCCTAAACTTCCTATGGATTAATTATATCATATCCGAAAGCCCTTTGTCAAGGGTATTAACAAATAAAAGGTAGGAAATTTATGAGAAACTTAGAAGATATGGTTGGTAAGACCTTTGTTGAAGTAGACGTTGGTGGAGTAGATAATGCCTTCTTTGTCTTTCATACAGCTAGTGGAGAAAAATATAGGTTTATTCACCATCAGGATTGTTGTGAAAATGTTGATCTAATTGACTTTGATTACGATGATCTTCAATTACTATTAAATAGTCCTATTCTTCTTGCTGAAGAACGCTCTTTGGAAAATGAACGTCCTGAAGGTTGGTATGAAGATGATGCTGAACAATGGACCTTTTATTGTCTTGCTACTGTGAAGGGTCATGTTGACATTCGCTTCTTTGGTAGCTCTAATGGCTATTATGGTGTTGAGGTAGATGTAGAAAAATGGGACCCTAATTTTGAAGTAAAATGGATGAATGGGATTACTAAAAAGGGACGATGGGTTCAAATACCTAAACCTTCAATATTAAAATATGATCCCACCCAACAGGGTGATAAGGATGAAGACATTTAATTTTAACTAATCAAAAGGACTCACAAATGGTTCAACATGCAGCAGTATCTACTACTTGCACGGCTTCTCATATTATCAATTGGGACATTCCTAATCTGAAGGCTGACAATCAGAAACTTCAGGTAAATGCCAGACTGTCAACTGTAGATTCTTTGATCAATCAGGGCTTCAAGCGTGACTTTGCTTTATTGTTCATCACAGTGACGGACAATCAGATGAAGCGTGGTGGACTGGATGAGTTCCTTCCTAAGTGTGGCTTTGAGCTTGCCTATAAGGGTGAGAAGTTTGACGAAAATAAGGGTGAAGGTACACTCCATCGTCATAAAGAAACAGGTGATATTTACCTGTGGGCAACTTCTCCTAAGACCTATCAGGAAGCTCTTGTGGCTTACAAGAAGGAACTCACGGAGTTGAAGGACAAGATCGATCCTCCGAAGAAGCCTGATCCGAAGCGTCAAGCCCTTCCCCGTCTTTTGTTGTCTGCCCTCCGTAAGAAGGGTTTTGTTGTTGACAACGCAAGTGTGGATAATCCACTGCATCAGGTTCTTACTGCTGGCAGTGAAACCAAGTTGGCCCGCTTCCTTACAGTTGAGTACGGCTGGGACCCACGCTCTATGGAGAAAACGTGGGGTGTCGCATGGACACAGAAAACCACTCGTGCTTTGAAGGAAGCTCACGAGGCATGGAAAAATGAGCTTATCTGATCCGTCATGGGAAATTGTTAATGGGAAGGACCTCCAGATAGGTGATGAGCTTATAGGGAAGTTCTTCCCTTGGGGTATAGACAAATTCTCTGTCCCTTGGATAGTTAAATCCTTACCTACTTTGACTACTCTATTTACTGAACCTCGTTGGAGAATTAGTATGAGAAATTCAGAGTCAGGTAGTTTATTTCCTAGTTTCTCATATACCCTTGATCAACAGTTTGTCCGTAAGCTTAAAGAGTTGAAGTACGATCCAATGCAGCAGGGAGATACTGATGAAGACATTTGAAAGGATAACCCCTGATCAAATAAAAGTCGGTGATCGTATTTGTTCTAATTTGTGGGTCCCTAATGGTGGAGATAAACCACCACCTCAACATACTCTTTTTTGGAAAGTAGTTAAGGTAGATGATTTACAGGTTTATATTACAGGTAATGGAATTGTTACTCCTGTTCACTACACAAAAGCTCAACACTCATGGTGGCGAGAAGACCTTTACCCACAACTAAAATATGATCCTATGCAACAAGGCGACAAGGACGAAGATGTCTAAATCAGTTTATGTAGTGGGTGAAGACAAACCGGTATCCCGTATGTTCTTCGAACGTCACTACGCTATTATTAATGACCTCGAAAAGGCAGACATTATTTGTTGGATTGGTGGCGCGGATATCAATCCCGCCTTGTACGATCAGGATATTAATGAAGAGGTTGTCAAACAAATTAACAATAAACATGATGAACGTGATTTAAAGGCTTGGCAAGATAGTCGTCCTGATCAGTTCCTTGTGGGTATCTGCCGTGGTGGACAGTTCCTTAATGTAATGAATGGTGGTTCCCTTTATCAGCATGTCAGTGGACATAACACTCCCCATGATATTCATGATACTCTATTTGGTGAAGAGGTAAGGGTTAGTTCTTCCCATCACCAATTGATGATCCCTACAAAAGATGCTGAAACCATCGCTTATATTGAGGATCATGGTTGGAATTTCACTGGTGAAAGGGGATTTGAAGCTCGTCCTAAAATTGAATCAGAGGTTCTCTGGTACGACCACTCACGGTCTTTGTGTTTCCAAGGACACCCCGAATGGTATTCCCCTGCCAGTACGCAGGATTATTTCTTTAGAGTTCTGGAGAAACTTTATGGTTGATTACAAGAATGTATGGAACGGTCGTCGTCATGCTTATATCTTTGCTACGGATGATGGTGTCATCCACGAACGTCTCGCCCTCCCGTGCTACGGAGAGTTGCGGAAATACGAAAGTACTCATACTGGTGACTGCACTCAGCCCTTAGATGGCAAGCCGGGTGATCTTCATTACCCCTTCCCTAAGCAAGGTAATCCGGTAGGTGTTATCTTCCCTTTCAATAATGATTGTGGAATGCAACACAACGATGGCAGTAAAACCGACATTATGTTCAAAGGGTTCTTTGGTGCTGAAAGCCCATGGCTCGGAAGAATGGAAACTAATCGTACATTCCATCTTCTCAATGGTCGTATTCAGGGAGTTGAGTTCAAAGATGCTAACTTTGACCCTACGGTTATTGTTAACTTGTGTAAATGTTTTCGCACTAACCTTGCTCGTGCAGGGGAATACGTAAAGCTTCTTGAAAATGGTCTGAATGTGAAGGAAGCTATTGCTGCTATCCTTCTTCATGGTGGTCGTATCGAGGCTGGTCTTTCTCAGCCGGGTGGGTACACTGTTGCTCACAACCTTTCCCTCAAGCGTCTATTTGCCGCACAACCTAATGATCATACTGGTGGTCTTTTCAAAGATCGTATCGATTATAATAGAAAGAGGATGCAGGATGTTTTCCAATACGATGAGACGCCTGTTGAGGGCTACGGATGGTTCTACAAAGGAATGCAAAAAGCTGGCTCTCCTGTATACCGGGGGCAAGCTATCGAAAACTTCAGCTACAAACGTTTTACTGACCGGGTGCAGCAAGTCTTCGCAGATCGCATCAAGCAGGAAAAGGACCCTGTACACGTTTCATACATCTGGACAACCACGAAGGGTGTAACCAATGATACCGTTAAAAGTAGGTGACAGAGTAGAAGTCATATCCAGTGATATAGGACACAGAGAATTTATTGGTAAAATTGGTACTGTAATTAAGTGTAAAAATGGTAGTGGTTTTGACGATCTTTCTGCTGTTGAAATGGATAGTGGAGAAACGATTGTTATGTTTACTTACCGTTTTAAACCTATTGTGACTGAACTTAAGTACGACCCTTCACAACAAGGGGACAAAGATGACGACATTTAGTGTTGGTGATCGTGTAAGATATGAATATTACAATCGTCCTAATCATAGGTGGAATGGTATGATTGGTACAGTTACAGGATTTAGAGGTAGTAATGTAACTGTAAGTTGGGATAAAGGTTCTCGTTTATTAGATGAATCTCCTGATGAAGATTTCTTTTGTCACGTTCCTTGTAATCTTACAATATTAAACCTTGAATTAAAATATGATCCCACCCAACAGGGTGACAGAGAGGAAGATATCTAAATGTGTGGACTTTTTGGAGTGGCCGGTCCCGGCTTACAGATGCCTGACCTCAAAATCCTTAAGGACTTGGGGACAGTAAGTATGCTTCGTGGTACGGATGGTGCTGGTATTTTCCAAATCCGTTCCAATAGCAAGCATTACTCTCAGGAAGAAGGTTACAAAACTTGGGGTAACTGGATTGACCTTATGGGTGATGTGGAACGGAAGAAGTCTTCTCGTCTTATTCATTCAGTTAGTGTCGATGTGGTTATGTGTCATGTCCGTGCTGCCACTCGTGGTGCACTTAGGGATGAAAACTCTCATCCGTTTGCTTTTTCAAATCTGGTAGGTGCACACAATGGCACTCTCAAGGATAAGCGATATGAACATGTCTCAAAGACTGACAGTGAGCTTATGTTTGCTGATATCAACAATCGTGGTATGGAAGCAGTCCTTACTGAACTCGACAAAGACTCTGCGTTTGCAGTCTCTGTGTTTGATCGTAAGCGTCAGGTGCTACGGTTTGCCCGTAACGAATTGCGTCCTCTTGCTTTTGCTTTTCTTAAAGACCGTGGTGTAATGTATTGGGCATCCGAAAAGGATATGCTCAAGTATGTTCTCTATCGTGCTGGTGAAGAAGCATTATTTTTTAACCTTCGGGCAAATAAGATTGTTTCACTTAATCCTGAAATGATTACCAAAAAGAATATTGAGGATGGCCCATTGGTTAAAATCCTTAAGTGTGATGCTGAATTGGATCGTCCCCTTCCTACAACTTATCAACGAATTGAAGATGCTCGTAAGGCACGAGAAGAAGCAGAAGCTAAAAAAGCTGCTGGTGTTGAACCAACAGAAACTAACACTACTCAGATAACTACACAACAGATGAGTAATGTTGTTCCTTTTGTTCCTAACAAGGAGGATAAGGAAACAAAAAAGGTTGGTTCAACAACACGATTCTCGGTGGAGAGTCAGTATCGGAAATGTTCTTGCGGTGGCAGGACACTCGATCTTCTAGCACAAAGTCTGGCCAAGAGGGGGAAACACACTAAGTTTACATACAACTCTGATACTAATGTTTTCCGTTGTGATGGATGCCCAACAGATGCCAATGTTCAAACAGGGTGATCGTATTTGGTCCATCATTAACGGTCGCCGAGAAGAAGCAACCGTTGATCGTGTTTCAGATGACCGATTACACAGAGGTCGTACAGTTGTATGGGCTTATTGGGATAGTGATCAAAAACAAGGTAAAGATCGTGTAGGTCCATATTATACTGATATAGAAAGTTGTTATCATATAGAACTTCAATATGATCCCACCCAACAGGGTGATAGGGATGAAGACATTTAGGAGATAAAAGATGTCTATTACTGCAATGTTCTGCTACAATCAGGCTTCGGAAGGTGGTAGCAATCTGGCTGACGCACTTGGTATCCGCCGCATCAAGCACGGTAACTCCAAGTTTGTTCCTTCTGCTTCGAAGACTATCCTTAATTGGGGTGCTTCTTCTGAACGGTTCCCGGCTGCATATCGTGTGTGCAATATTCTGAACCACCCGGATCGGATTGACACTGCCTGCAACAAAACTCGATCATTCCAAGCTTTTCAGGCAGCGGGTGTGTCCATTCCTGAGTTCACCACAGATCGTGCAACAGCTGTTCAGTGGCTGGAAGCTGGTAATATGGTGTTTGCTCGTACCCAACTGACGGCACATAGTGGTCGTGGTATTGAGATCATGGATCCCCACCATCCTGAGACATGGGAAGTGACTGCCCCTCTGTATGTCAAGTACATCCCCAAGAAGGATGAATATCGCATCCATGTATTCCGTGGTAATGTGATTGATGTACAGCGGAAAGGTCTTCGTGCTGAACTTCAGGGTACTGAAGGTGTAAACTTCAAGGTACGTAACCTTGCCAATGGCTTTGTTTATGTTCGTAATGATGGTCGTCAGACACCTGCTCGTGTACTTGAAGTAGGTCGTGCTGCTGTGGCTGCCCTTCAGTTGGACTTTGGTGCTGCTGACATCATCTATAATGAACGTAATAACCAAGCCTTTGCACTTGAGGTTAATTGTGCACCCGGCTTGACTGGCACTACTGTTGACAATTATGCACAGGCACTTTCACAGGTGTAGTATGTTTAAGGTAGGTGATGAAGTAATTGCTGATGCTAGTTTCGGAAGGACTATTAGTTGTCATATAACAAATATAACCAATAGTGATACAGTAATTTGGGGAACTTGGTATTGGGACAATGATCCTGCAAGGGTAAATCCAACCTATGGTTTCATGAATGCATGTGATTGTCAATTAGTAAGTGCAATTGAATTAAAATATGACCCCTTACAACAAGGGGATAAAGATGAGGATATTTGAGAATGCGCCAGAAGTATAAGGGCGAGGACATTCGTGCTCGTCTTCATGGTACTATCCTTCGATACAAGGGTGTACCTTACCTTGCAGACGTTGATGCAGGGGGTATGGTCGGTATGATTGACATCTGCACGGGCAATTTGATTACTCGTGTATATGGTGATGATGAAGGTATTGACATTAGTTCGATTAATATTGGTTTTGTCAATGTCATTGATCCTGACTATAAAACTGCTGTTTATCTTAAGCGGGAACCCCTCCGTCGATTTAAGCAGCCGTTGGAAATTGACTTCCTTACTCAGAAGCCACTCCGTCAGGGTATGACCTCCATCCCTAAAAATAAGATTATGGCTGCTGGTTTTGTTGACGCAGTGTTGGGTAAGTTTCCTCCATTGGAAGAAGCTATCAACTTAATCACAAAAAGAGGTTGGCACTCTGTTGCTCTCTCTCGTGATGTGGCAATCAAGCGGGAAAGTGATTCCCTCAAGGTTTACTTGAAGGATACTGAGGTTGGCTTTATGAAGATTGGTGATAAGGATCGTAAGCTCATTGTCCCCACGTCTGATGTAAGTTATTATCACTGCACCTATTTGAATGACCTTAAAGGTTGGACTGTCATCGAAGGTATTAAATAATGACACAGCTTGCAACGTTTTATGACATCTTTCGTCAACTCAAGGTATACGGTGGAGACCGTGTCCGTGGGGATTATGGTGTTGAGATTGAAACTGAAACGGAAAAGAAATATGAGTATCCCAACCTTAAGTATTGGGGTGCCACAAAAGATAATAGCCTTCGTGATTGGGGGGTAGAGTATGTTCTAAGGTCTCCTATGTCCATTCCTGAGCTGGAAAAAGCTCTTGTGGAATTTGATATTTGTGAGAAGAAGTACAAATTTAAGAAGGGTTCTATTTCTACCAGTGTGCATGTCCATGTCAATATGCTTAATGAAACTCCCCTGACATTGGCGAACTTCCTTACAACATATGCACTGATGGAAAATCTTCTTATCCGTTATAGTGGACCTGATCGTCTATCCAATTTGTTTTGTCTCCCCATTTGTGATGCAGAAGGTGTGAATACAAACTTGGTGAACATTCTTTCGAGTATAAATCGGAACCAATATACCAAGCTTCGTATTAGTGTGGATAAGTGCAAGTATGGAGCATTGAATCCTGCTACTTTGACTACACTTGGTACGGTGGAAATCCGTTCATTCCGTGGTGAGACTGACACAAAAGTTATTCAGAAGTGGCTTGAAATCATTGACAAGATGAAGCAATTCGCTCGTCAATCTAAGCTTACCCCTCCTGATATCCTTAAGTTGTGGAAAGACAATCGTTCCACCTTGGTCAATATTATTTTCCAAGAGTATGCTGCTGAACTTCGTTATCGTGATCCTTTAACCAAGAAGGATATCACTGATGACCTTATTCGGCAGAATCTTAAGTATGCAGCAGACTTGGCTTGTGTCTCCAAAGATTGGACTAAGTTTGGTGTGTATCGTATCAAGCCGGTTTATAAAGAAAAGATCAAGGGTGCACTAGAAGAACTTTCCAATACCTACTTCAAGGTTCCATGGGATAGTCTGCCTTACCATGAACGTCTCGTTGTCATTGAAAAGTATCACCTTCTGAACCCTAACGTTCGTGTGGTGGATGCTGATGGTGATATTTGATTTAGGCACCAGAGTACGTCTTAAATGTGATAGTACACAAGGTGGTGATTACCCCGGTGAATATGGTTTGAAAGATCAAACCGGGGAAATTGTCAGTGCATTTGATACTTCTGATGGCACATACTTAGTACAATTTGATGAACCTGTCCCTTATAATACTGCGAATGAATGGGATGATGAAGATCAAAGTTGGTGGTGCAAAGTAGAAGAACTTGAATTTGAAACACTCCCAATGTTAACATACGACCCTAATCAACAGGGCGATAAGGAAGAAGATATTTAAAATGGCTACAATTCGTATTGGTGCAGACCCCGAGGGTTTTATTGTAAATCCGGCTGGTGATTTTATTCCAGCCTTTGGTTTTGTGCCGGGTGACAAACAGAACCCCTTCAAGTTGGATGGTGGTGCTGTACAGGTGGATGGACTGGCAGTTGAGTTCAACATCGATCCTGTCACTAATGAGGATGACTTCAACAAAAATATTGTTAAGGTTGTTGCTCAGATTGACGAAATGGTTAAACAGGTCGATAAAGACTTGGACCTCCGTTGGACCCCTGTGGCCCGGTTCCGTCAGGCACAGTGGGATATGTCTCCTGAACAGCAGAAGATTCTTGGTTGTGATCCTGACTACAATATCAGGGGTGATGTTAATCCTAATCCTTCTGAGAAGTTGGAGAATGAACCTCTCCGTACTGCTGCTGGTCATATCCACATTGGTTGGTTGGACAATCTGATTGAAGATGTCAATGATAATGCACACTTCCAGTTCTGCCTTGAAATTGCTCAGGGATTCTATGATGGTCGTCTTTCCACATATGTACCACACACACAGGAAGAGAGTGAACGGTTGTCCTATTATGGTCATTCCGGTGCATGGCGTCCGAAGAAGTATGGTGTAGAACTTCGTGCACCTTCCAATCTGTGGGTCCGTTCGGAAGCTTCGCGTAAGTTGATCTTCAACGAGACAAGGAAACATTTCAATGAGCTTACAGGTCTTTAACACTTGGGATGAAATCAATATCGGGGATGAGATATCATGGGGTGATGGTAAAAGTCATCAACTTAAAGTGACAGGAGTACCAAAGGGAGGTAGATCATTACTTACAGGTATTCATAAGAAGGGTAAGTTTGGAGAAAACCCCGGTTGGTCTACTATTATAGCTGGTGATCTTGATAGTCTACTAGGTTGGAAAAAGATTATCACGGAACTAAAATATGATCCTATGCAACAAGGCGACAAGGACGAAGATATCTAATGTGTGTTATCATTACACTGGCCGCAGGAGCGACTATTAATAAACTCCAATTGTTTAATGCAGTTTATAACAACTGGCATGGCTTTGGATTGATCCTTCGAGATGGCAACAATAAGATTGAGCTTATCAAAGAGTTCAGTCCTGAAGGTACTGACCCGGAGAGAGTATGGAAGCTTCTTGAAGATAATAAGGATTGCATTCGTTATCTTCACGTCCGTCACTCTACTAAGGGTGCACAGGATGAGACGAATGTTCAGCCCTTTGAAGTTTACAACTCGTCATCACGGCAAGTGTTCTTCATGCATAATGGTACACTGACTGGCTTTGGTGCTGTCACTACCTATGGTAATCAGAACCCAACTGGTAAGTCTGATACTCTTGACTTCTGTGAAAAGATTCTTCAACCGGCTCTCCTTCGTTGGTCTGGTGAAAATGGTAAGGCTGACTATACAGACGATTTATTCTGGAAATTGGTTTGTGACAAACAGTGGACATATAACTCCACAGGTCTGTTTGTTTCCAACGATTTAGATATGAAGCGCGTCGGTAACGGTTGGTCTCTTTATAAGCATCCTGATGATAGTAGTGAAGGTGAAGTATGGACCTCCAACACTTCCTATTATGATAAGGTTCAGCGTGGACCAATGTTTCAAAAGTTGGAAACAGAACGCAAGGCACGAGAAGAAGCAGCAGCGGCACAAAAAGCAGCGGAAAACAAGAAGGAGGTAAACAGCGGCGGTTCTTCTGCACTTTACGAAGACCTGAACGATGATATTCCCTTTCTTGGAGGCCATGGACACGGGTTTACTCTGGGCAACTCCGATGGTGTCAAGGAATGGGCGAACTCGAACTGTAATAAAAGCACCAAAGTACTCAATGCTATCCGAGATACTATCGATAGTTGGGATTTGGACGATCCTGATAACCTTGCTCGCCTTTGCAACGTTACATATGATGAATGGGTAGCTGTTGTAGAAGCTGAGAATGAGTTCACTATCGCTGCTCTCCTTGAACATCTGTCGGATGAATTCCACAAGCTCAACCTTCGTAAGCGTCTTCTCGAAAAGAAGAACGACCGTCAGGAAGCTCGTATCCGTGAGTTCAATATCACAAAGAAGAATGAAGAGAATGTCTCAAAGGTTGCTTAAGAGTGATGATCATCTCATTTCGTTGAGTGATACAACACGAAACACTCCTGATTGGATGGAACTTAAAAGGGATACTCGTGATGAGTTCCCTATCTTTGTTACTGGAAGTATGCGCCGTTGGAGGGAGAATGCTCGCTTCCTCTCCGGTTGTAATTATTATGGGATGGCTCAGACATGGGGTGAAAACTTCATCTTGACTCGTCCTAGAGCACGACCCGGTCAGAACACCGTACCTGATCCGATTATGTTCCAGTTAGATAGTGACAAAACTAATTGGGAACAAACGGGTGAGTACTTCGATCAGGATCGTTTGAGAGGTGTCGAGGGGGAGGTGTACGGTGTACCCCTTCGTAAATTAGCCCAACTAGATATTCATGAACAAAATGGTGATGGTGTCAATAGGCAGAAGCTTTATGTCAATCTCATCAACCCCAAACAGAAGCGTGCAAACGTTCGTTGCTTTGCCTATGTTGCCGATGTAGATGAGTATATGAAGACATATGCCCCTTCGGATAACCTTGAATATTGTGGCACTATCGCTACAGGTGGAGGTAAGGAGTTTTATCGTGCTTAACCTTGGAGATAAGAATGAAGATATCTGATTGGCTTCTCAGTCATTATAAAAAGAAGTTTGGTAATAATCTTGTTGTATTAAGTCATGAACATGGTTCTACTTGGAACGATGGTGGTGGATGGAACAACACTGTAATTAAAGTAGACGGTAAAATATTACAAATTTATATGCCCTCTGATTATAACACTAATAAATTAGAAGTAACTGAGATGAAGGCTGTACTCAAAGAGGTTTATGTACCAGCCAAATAAGGATTTTAAAATGGCAAAACATAATATTGGTGATATTGTATGTTATACAAATAAGAATGAACGACTTGTTGTATATGGTGAAGTTGTTGCAATTTGGAGGGATAGTTGGTCTGGTAGTAGGCAAGTTATGATTGAACCTTTGGATGAATCTTTTAATCATTCTCGTTTGTTTCATACTACAGTAAGTACTACTCAAGATTACCAATTTAATCCAAATAAGTTCGGTAATCATTCTGTTAATCTTCGCCGCTCACTTCGTAGATGTATTTGGGCACCTATGGTAAGTAAAAATCTTGTGGCAGCATATCCCTCAAAGGATTATGATCCTACTCAAAATGGTGACAGAGATGAGGACATTTAAAGTTGGTGATCAGGTAGTATTTATTAGGGATAATAGAGAAGGTGGCTCAAGTGTAGGGGCCAAAGGTGATGAAGCAACTGTTATAGAATATCATAATAACACTAGTGGGTACTATGCACGTATATTAAGAGTTAGAATGAAAAGTGGTCGTACTAAAGGGGCATCTTGGTGGTGTCATGAAGATGATATAAGGGTATCAGAATTAACTTATGATCCCAACCAACAAGGAGATACTGACGAAGATATTTAACTTGACTACCCCACAACAAAATGATATAATTAATAGGTAGAGTAAATGAGCAAACTGAAAGAACTACAAGAGTTGTCATATCTAGCCAGTCGAGGAACACATTTCCGTTGTTCTATTTGTAACACGGTATCAAATGAGAGTATTGAGACGAATATAGGGGACTATCGACCGCATACCTCATTCACATCAGACCCCAAAGATAGACGCCACTTCATCTGTATTACTTGTGATGAAGTTATTAATGATACATTATCTGAATTTGAAGAAGAATAAATTTTTAACAATACATATATTTAAGGAATTTGAATGTCCAAATGGGATAAAACGCAATTACCGTGCCCATGTGGAAAGTCCTCAGATGCATATTCTACAGATGTCAATGGAAATGGTTATTGTTTTGGTCAGTGTGGAGGTAAATTTTTCCGCAATGAGGTTGAAGAAAGTATTGACAAAGACCAATATACCCTTGACTACTATGAGCATCGTGGTCTAACCAAACGCACGTTTGAAAAATTTGGAGTACAAACAAAATTCTATGAGGGTATTCCCCTTGAAGTAGCTTTCGATTACCCTAATGGTGCTAAGAAAATCAGACGACTGGATGATAAAAAGTTCCGTTCGTTTGGTGATATCTCTAGTACCCACCTCTTTGGTAAAAATATTTATGACAAGGGGTCAAAGAAAGTATTGACAATTACTGAGGGTGAATATGATGCCCTCTCTGTGGCACAAATTGTAGGTGATGAAACCGCTGTTGTGTCCGTTCGTAATGCTGCCTCCGCCAAGAACGACTGTACTATTGAACATGAGTACATAAATTCATTTGACAAAATTATTATTAACTTTGATGCAGATGAAGCAGGTCAAACAGCTGCCAAAAGGGTAGCTTCCTTGTTTGACTTTAAGAAGGTATATAATCTTTGTCTCTCTCGACATAAGGATGCTAACAAGTATCTGGAAGAAGGGGAGGCTAAGGAATATTATGAAGCATGGAGAGGTGTTCGTAGGTACTCTCCTGATAACCTTCTTTCCACCATGAGTGACTTCCGTGAGGCTCTTAAGAATAGACGTGAGGAACGACTTGCCTCATATCCGTTTGAAACTATGCAACGTATGCTTCACGGTATCCATAGTAGTGAAGTTATTGTTATCAAAGCACCAGAAGGTGTTGGCAAAACAGAAGTCTTTAGGGCAATTGAAAACCATGTGCTAAAGACAACCAACCATCCTATTGCTCTCATTCATCTTGAAGAAGATAATGGCACTACCCTTAGGGCAATGGCAGGGTATTTCTCTGAGACCAGAGTTCTTGATCCAGAGGCACCAGCAGAAGATGAAGAAGTTCTTAAAATCCTAGAGAAGATTGCAGGAGACCACGAAAGTCGGTTCATGTTGCATTCCTCTTTTGATGTCGAGGATGAAGATGCCTTTATTGGTAATGTTCGCTTTATGGTGGCTGCCGGTGGAGCTAAGGTTGTATTCTTTGACCATATCAGTTGGTTGGCTACTGGCTCTCCCACAGATGGTAAGGGTGATGATGAACGTAAGAAGCTTGACCGTATTAGTCAGAAGTTAAAGCTGCTTGCGAAAGAATTAGGATTTGCCCTTATTATGATCTCTCACGTTAACGACGATGGCCTTACACGAGGTTCTCGTAACATTAGTAAGGTAGCCAATACAGTTATCTCTCTTGCTCGTGACAAGACCTCTGCGGACGAAATGGAACGTATGAAAACTCAATTCCTTATTGAGAAGGCTCGACTGATTGGTGCCAAGGAAGGCCCAGCTGGTTTTGCTATTTATGATGATGAGTGCCTCATGTTAAGGGACCCGATGGAGAAAGGATTAACAATATGAGAATTTATTTAAACACTGATTTTCACTCTATATCAACTCGTGATGCAGATACTGAAGATGAATGGGATCGTGGCGATACTCATACTTCTTGGACTTTTGGTAGTGCTTATGTGAGCGATGATAAAAAGTATGGTGAGTACATTGAAGTAGATTTTGACGTTAAACAAGGTGATGTAGTTTACTTAGTAGGAGCTATTTGGTCTGACGGTGATTCTTTTGGTCATGACGACTGTTCACGTTTTGAGTTATTTGCTGGATACAAAGATAAAAATAAAGCACTTGAGGCAGTAAAAATTCTTGAGGGTACTTCTACTGGATCATGGGATAAAAAGGTTAAACTTCCTGATGGTTATGAATTAACTTATATTCCATGGAATGGTTATTTTGAAAGTCTTGACTCTATAGAGTTATTTGAAAGGATTATTACAGAATGAAAGCACTTCCTGTAATTCTTGCCCTAATTATTATCTTAGTGGCACTAACTTCTTGTCAATCAATTAATTATGTACCCAAACCGGATGATAGTTGGTTATGGAGGACAATATGAGTAGTGATAAGGATGGTGAATTATTCTATCTTCGTGATAAAGTAAAACGATTGACAAAACTTAATGCAGAACTTCGACGTGAACTTGAGAATAAAGAACAACCTAAAGTTTCTCAACAAGGTTGGGGATATTCTGATTGACAACCACTCGTTTAGGTGGTATAATTAATATGTACAGTAAGAAAGATAGAATGAAAACACTTGATGAAATGAAAGAAGATTATCTAAAAGAAAAACAAATCAAGTATATTGGGAGGCGTAAGAAAAAGAAGTTTGAAACAAATGATTTGATTACCTATCACACAATGCATGAGACACAAAAGGTGTTATGATGATTGCAAATTATGTATTTATTGGCCTTTGCGTAATGATTACTAACTATGTATATCGTTATTGGGAAAGCAAGGGTTTTTCGGATCGTGAAGAACCGACTTTTATGGCTTTAGCTTTTACTGTCTTCCTTTGGCCAGCATGTCTGCTGTTCCTTATTGTTGACAGCTTTATGAAATTTATCTCTCTCTTTAGAAGGAATTGATTTGTCAAAAGGAATTTGGGTATTCGATTGTGAAGGTGATGGACTTAATCCTACTAAACTTCACTGCTTAGCAGCTTGTGCCCCTAAGACACCTGACAAAGTTTTTGTTACCTCTGATTATGATGAGATGCGTAAGTTCCTTTTAAATGCAAAGGTTCTTATTGCACACAATAGTAAACGATTTGATATTCCTGCACTGGAACGTCTACTAGGTATTAAGATTACAGCCAAGATTGTAGATACCTTGGCACTCTCTTGGTATCTATATCCTCAAAGACAAAAACATGGATTGGCAGAATGGGGTATCTCTTTTGGTGTCCCGAAACCCCCAATTGACGATTGGGAAAATCTTTCAGTTGAAGAATATCAAAACCGATGCAAAGAAGATGTGCGTATTAATGTTCGTCTTTGGAACCAGATGTACGAGTATTTGGTTAATATCTACCACACCAATACGGAAATCTGGCGACTTGTTGACTACCTTTCCTTCAAAATGCATTGCGCAATGCTTCAAGAAAAAAGCAGATGGTTGCTAGATATTGAAGCTACACGTAAGTCATTAACAGAACTTGAAGAAATTCAACAAGAAAAAGTTGAGAACCTTAGTGCAGCAATGCCTCAGGTTCCTGAAATACAGTACAAAACAAAACCTAAGAGGTTCTTAAACAAAGATGGTTCATACTCAAAGTTGGGTATGGATTGGAATGCTCTCCTTGCAGAGAAAGGCTTACCGCCTAATTATGATGGTGAGATTGAAATTATCAAGGGGATGGAGCCGGGTAATCCGAACTCCAATGACCAAAAGAAAGAGTGGCTATATTCGTTAGGATGGAAACCAAGAACTTTCAAAGAAGTCAAAAATAAAGAGACAGGTGAAATTAGGGAAATCCCTCAGATTAATCTCGAACAAGGTAAGGGTATTTGTGACTCCATTAAGGAGTTATATGAAATTGAACCTGCCTTGGAACTTCTGGAAGGATTGTCAGTCCTACAACATAGGATTGGTATTCTTAAAGGATTTCTTAGGGATCAAGAAGAAGGATGGCTACAAGCTCAAATCTCCGGTCTGACAAACACACTCAGGTTTAAGCATACTACAATTGTTAATCTACCAAAGCCTGACAAGCTTTTTGCCAAGTCTATACGTAGTGCCCTAGTTGCTCCGAAAGGTATGCAATTATGTGGTTCGGATATGTCCTCTCTTGAGGATCGATTGAAGCAACACTTTATCTATCCCCTCGACCCTAAGTATGTTGAGGAAATGATGGTTGATGGGTTCGATCCGCATCTTGACTTGGCTTTGTCTGCATCTGCTGTAACAATAGAACAAGTTTTAAGATTTAAAGATGGCACTGATAAGTCTATTGGTGGTATTCGTCATATCTATAAAACTGGTAACTACTCTCTTCAATATGGAACAGGAGTGCCAAAACTTAGTAGATCAACAGGTCTCTCTCAAGATGAAGCCAGAAAGGTTTATGAAGCCTACTGGAAACGTAATTGGGCTGTTAAGAAGGTTGCTAGTCAGCAGATTGTAAAGACTGTAGATAACCAAATGTGGTTGTTTAACCCTGTCAGTAAGTTGTGGTATTCCCTTCGTTATGAGAAAGATATTTTCTCTACGTTGGTACAAGGTACTGCATCTTATGTGTTTGACATGTGGGTTCAGAAGATTATGAACAAAAAGGAGCAACTAACTGCTCAGTTCCACGACGAAATTGTTCTTTGTGTTAAAGAAGGTTATGCCAACTTTAATGAAGAGACAAAGAAGTGGGAAGGACCAATTGTAAACTTACTTAAAAATTGTATTAAAGAACTTAACGAAGAACTTAAACTTAATCGTGAATTGGATATTGATGTTCAATTCGGTTATAGATATTCGGATATTCACTAATGGATAGTGTAGTTAAATCAGTGCTGGAATATATCCAGAAACAAGAAGGGCATCAATTCAGTGTCCTTGCAGGTGGAGCAGTAAGAGATGAACACTTTGGGTTAACACCAAAAGATTATGATTTGTTTATCCCATCCACCTCTCCCCGCCAAATCAACGAACTTAAAGACTCAATGATTAAAGATTTGGGTATTGAGGATGTCATCCTTAAGGGCACTCAATACGAAGGTCTTACGGAACACTCAGGTCAAAAGGTTACTGGTGTATATGGCTTCTTTTATGCTGACAAAGAGTTTGATCTTATTGGTGTAAAAGAAGAAGATGATGGTGACTTTGGTGATATTGTGATCAATAGTTTCGATTATGGTATCAACATGTTGTGGCATGATGGTGTCACTAAGTATGAAAGCCCTAAGTTTCAAGATGATGTTTGGGGTAGACGTTTGACCCTACATAATATTAAAACTCTTGATGCACTTCCAAAAGCAATGGAACGTTTTAATAAGTTTAATGAAAAATTAGGTGGTGGTTATCTTTTTAGGTGCCCAAAACTTACACTAAAGGGTGATGAAAGGGATATTAAAACTCTACCAAGAAAGAAATTCCCTGATCTTGTTTTTGATGATGCAGAAAATACTGAAGTAGGTTGGGGTGAAGATCCTATTCCTACTCCTAATATAGCACCCACTGCAACTATTCCTACTATGGGTGGTGTTGGTACTGGTTGGACTGGTGGCTTAGGTACAACTGGTGTATGGGCAGCAAATACTGGTAACACAATTAATGTTGCAGAACAAGCCACCATTACACAAGAAACAATTATTAATCAAATGAATAACCTACTAAATAATAACTAAAGGAAAACTAATGGCTACAAAATACGCAAACCTGAAAGTAAAACTTAAGTGGGCAAAGGTCTATGAACCTGATGCCTTCATGGGTGCTGAGAACTGGAAGGTAGCTGCCTATCCGGTTGACGAAAAGGAATGGGATAAGTTTAAGGCTACTGGTCTTGAGCTTGGTATTAAGACTGATGCTGATGGTGAGTATATCACCCTTCGTCGTCCAACTAAGAAGCTTATTAAGGATGAGTTAGTTGTATTCTCTCCACCGGAAATCACTGGTGCAGTTAACGTTCTATATGTGAATGAAGCTGGTGATCGTGTACGTCAGTATAATAAGGGTGATAAGGTAAAGGTCATCACTGAGGGTGAACAGGAGATGATCCCGAATGGATCGCTTGCTATCGTCAACTTCTCTTATTACGATACGATTAAGGGTAAAGGACATCGACTGGAAAGTCTTCGAATTCTTGAACTTGCCGAATATATCGAAGCTACCCCAAGGGTTGCAGATGAAGCAGAAGCTAAAGAAGAAGTTAAGGAAGTAAAGAAAGAGACTAAGGTGAAGGACGTTAAGGCTTCTGATAAAGAAGAACTTAACGATGATATTCCTTGGTAATAGTTCCTGTAACAATTATTGTGGTTATGATGGGGGTAGTCTCTTGGCTATCCCTTTCAGGCCGTTGGAGTGATGACGAAGATGACTAAATATCTTGAATATCTAATTGAATATGACAATAAGAACCTTGTAGTGTATGTCTCTGGTCTTGATGAGGATGGCTATTGGTGGCAGCTTAGTTGTCATGAAGATGTAAATAACCCTGAAGATTTTGCTCAGGGTATGGAGCAAATGTATATTAGTGCAGGAGATAAGGTAACTGTGGAGGCTGTCACTATTTGACAAAACTTCTTATTGATGCCGACATTCTTTTATATCAATCAGCAGCTGTTTGTGAAGAAGCTAAAGAGGTAGAGCCGGGATATTGGACATGGCATGTAGAGGAAAAGAAAGTCTACGAAGTCATTAACGATAAGCTCAAATACTACATGGAACATCTGAGTGCTGATGATTATGTACTCTGTTTGTCTGATGATAATAACTTTCGTAAACAATTGACAAACACATATAAAGGTAAACGGTCAAATCTTAAACGACCAATCCTTCTGAAAAAGCTACGGCAAGATTTTATTAATGGTGGTGCCGTCGTATATCCCAATCTTGAAGCTGATGATGTTATGGGTATCCTTAGTACATCAGAGGAAGATTGTATTATTGTTTCTTCTGACAAGGATATGAAAACAATCCCCGGTTGGTTCTTCAAAGATACTGAAACTGGATTGGTGAAGATTACAGAAGAACAAGCAGACTATTACCATTTGTATCAAACATTGATTGGTGACACTATTGATGGCTACAGTGGCATTACCGGAGTTGGTCCAGTTGCTGCTGAGAAGATACTAGCAAAAGGTGCAACATGGGAAAACGTATTAGATAACTTCTTAAAGAAAGGTTATTCAGAAGAGTATGCCTTACTACAAGCACGACTGGCACGTATCCTTCGCACGACAGATTATAACCACGAAACAAAAGAGCCTATCCTATGGACTCCAAAAACGATAACAGTTTAACAGTTTACTCAGACAATAGAACAGGAAAGTTTTTCATTATTTTAAAGAATGGTGACATTAGAGATTTTGACACCCTTATGGATGCTTTTGAAGGACTTTATGAGGAATATCCAGTAAAGGAGAATGTATCTGAAAAGACCTAAAAAGAAAATTAATGGTAAGGTGATCCATTCACAATTCGAGCAGGAAGTCTACGATAACCTCAAGGCATTACTTCCCCGTGGAGCTACTATTGAGTACGAACCAGAGAAGCTTCGATATGTGATCGAGTATGACTACAAACCAGATTTCGTTATTACCTTCAAGGACGGTCGAAAGATTTACATTGAAGCTAAGGGTGCAGGTCGTCAGTTTGATGATAATGTACGACGAAAAATGGTAGCTGTAAAGGCACAACATCCAGATAAAGACATTCGTATTATTTTCTATAGGGATGCTGAGTTTGGTAAACGTCGTAAGAATGGATCAAAAACAAGACAATCGGATTGGAGTTCTAAGACAGGATTCCCATTCACCATTAGAGAATATTTGAAAGAATGGTTTGATTAATGTTTTTTAGATATTTATTATTTAACGCAGTGACATTGTTTTTGGCAATTTTCACAATCCAATATTATGATGCTTTTAACTGGTTGTTAACAAATGACCCAACTCGTGTATCCCTCCTTATTTCTGCACTATACATTGGCTGTATTGCTTATCTTCTTCCTGCCGTTCTTGGTAAATCCAACGATGTGGCTAAGGATGTTAAGCGTGTTTCTTTTGTTGGTAAATCTCTTATGGGGATTGGTCTTATTGGAACTGTTATTGGGATGATGCATATCTTCTCTACTATTGGTTTCAGTGGCGACATTAAAGCAGCTATCCCTCAACTGATGCTTGGCGTGGGGACTGCACAAATCACCACCCTTTTCGGTCTGTCCTCAGCACTGTTAGTATCTTACCTAAACTTCTTTGTGTTTGGAGATACTGAGGATGGGCGGTAAATATTTACTTAGTCTTCTTGACTATTTTGTATTCCTACTCGTCGTCTTTGTAGCCCTTTTTGGTATGTCATTCCTCTTAATAAATGAGGAAAGCAAGAAGGGGAATGTCACTGAGAAGGCTGAGTTCATTATCGAAATGACATGGAATGATGGTTCTGATAACGATATTGACTTGTGGGTAGCTGGACCTGAGGATAACATTGTCTTCTTTGGGCATAAGGATGGTAAGTTTATCATTCTTGATAGAGATGACGTTGGCATTAATAATGCAATGATTACCCCTCAAGGAATTGTCATTAACAACACAAGACGGGAAGTTGCTACTATTAGGAAGATACTCCCCGGTAGGTATACGGTTAATGCAATGATGTTTCGTAATCGTAATGGACAAACAGAACATCCCAAAATTACAATTAGGAAGCTTAATCCCTATGGAGAAGTTATTGAGAAGGTTGTCGAACTCACAGAAGATGGTGAGGAACAAACAATCCTATCATTCGATTTGGATGATAAAGGTAACGTAACCAATAAGGATGAAGACTACGTTCCTTTGTTTGAGAAGGTGCATTAATGACACTCCTATACACAGTAATAGCTGGACTTATTGCTTTAGCTGTTTACTTCATTCTCACAACGTATGGTGATCGTCGGGTAGTGGCAGCAGCAATTGTTGCCCTCTCCTTCACCGGTTACTATTATTACAGTACGAAACTACCAGACCTTTTTGGTTATGCTGTTGATATTAAATTAATTAGTATTGAAGAGTCTAGGGTTATCTCAGCTTTCGATGGACCTGATATGATTTATATTGTCGTCCTCCATAAGGGTGAGACTGAACCCCGCCTGATTAAGATGGAGAAGACTGAACGAAACAGTGAACAACTCAGTAACATTAAAAAAGGTCTTAAGAAGGGTGCTGTTGTAGTTAAAGGTAAAGAAGGCAATGGCAAACCATCTAAAGGTGAGTATGATGTAGATACAGGTGACCTTAAGATTGTCCCTATTAAAGAGCAAACAATTTTCGAGAAAGATCAACCATGAGTATTTATAAAATTACTTTTAAATATATCCCACTTAATCCACCTTTGGATGTGAAATATGTAACAGCGGATGAAGTGGATTGCTATAGTGATACAGCTACTTTCACCAATCGTATTCCGCTCCCTGATGATCCTAATCCCCCTTTTGGTTTCAATAGTGTTGGTGGTAACTATAGAACTCATGTAGTTGCATCATTTAAAGAATGGCTTTCCGTTGAAGAAGTAGAGAGTATTCCTTTCGATGCTTCTCAATCTTTTGACTCCCCTGAGGATATTTAATGACAAATATTATTACAAGTAAACAACCACAAGTTCATCTTGTGTTACCTGATCCACATGCCCACCCTGATCACAATAATGATCGTGCAGATTGGATTGGTAAGCTTATTCTTGATGTTAAGCCTGACGTTGTAATCAACATTGGTGATATGTTCGATATGCCATCTATGGCTGAATACGATAAGGGTAAGAAGTCCTTTTGGGGTCGTACTTACAAAAAGGATATTAATGCTGGCTTAGATTTTGATGAACGTCTGTGGGACCCTGTTCGTAGGGCAAAGAAGAAGCGTCCTTATGCCATCTTCACGGAAGGTAATCATGAGTTCCGTCTTAAGAAGGCTATCAACCTTCAGCCTGAACTTGAAGGTACTATTTCTTTTAAGGACCTTGACCTAAATCGAAACTATGATGAGGTAGTTGAATATGCAGGAAACACCCCCGGAATTGTGGAGGTCGATGGTATCCACTACGCTCACTACTTTGTTAGTGGTGTTATGGGCCGTCCTGTCGGTGGTGAGCATCCCGCATATAGCCTACTTACTAAAGAGTTTGTTTCCTGCACATGTGGTCACATTCACACTACCGATTATGCTGTTCGTACCACTGTTGGCGGGAAGCGTATTATGGGTCTTGTTGCTGGTGTGGGTCAAGATTATGATAGCGGTTGGGCTGGCGAAGTAAACAAGCTTTGGTATAGAGGTGTTATTATTAAACGACATGTAGAAGACGGATCGTATGACCCCGAATGGGTTAGTATGGCTCGCCTGAAGAGCGAATATGGTAATACTTAATGCATTTTTGTCGAAGGTGTGAGACTCACAAATCTGTCGATGAGATGAAGAAAGGCTCTAGGACTTGCTGTAAGAAATGCAATTCCAAAGAGAAGGTTCAGTATTGGAGCAATCTTTCCAAACACGAAAAGAGGGAACGTTCCGCTAAGCGTTATGGTATTGACAAAGAGACATTCGATCAAATGTTTTCCGAACAGAAAGGAAAGTGTAAAATTTGCGATATCTCTTTAGTCATACCAGAGGCTAACACTAGACCTAAGAATAGAGCCTGTATAGATCATGATCATAAAACAGGTATGGTAAGAGGTCTTCTTTGCTCTAATTGTAATTTAGCATTAGGTTTTCTATCTGATAGTGAAGAAACTGTTAGTAAAGCATTAGAATATTTAAAAGAGTACAAGCATGGCATCCACCGAGTTTAAAGAAAAACATTCCAAACGACTCAGAAACAAATATGCGAAATCGTTGCGCGATCAGGGGGATCACAAAGGTGCTTTTTCCCTGAGAGTGCACGATGCTCGTAAGACAGAATATAAAAGAGAAAAAATTAGGGTAACGGATATCAACGATGAAGAAGAATAAACTCGAAGATTATGTTGCCTCCGCACTTAACGAAATTTCATTTGAAGAACTATTGGAGAAGTATGACCTAACTCCCATTGAAGTATTCACGTTCCTGTATGACAACGGACATATTGATGAAGACACGCTAACTGCTGAGAGTGACGTTTATGAAGAATGAATTTAGTGTAAAATTTCCTGTAGAGGATTTTGAGGTATGGGTTAAAGAACAAGGTATTGAAGCTGGTATGGTATTAGACCATCAAGACTTATTTGTAAATGATGTTTCATATGATCCTAAACTTGGATATGTCCTAGTTGAAGGTGTACTTGAGGTTAAACTTAGTTCATGATTAAAGATATTATATTTGGAGTAGCAGTATTTGTTTTTTGTACCATACTCCTAGCATTTGGTAATGCAAAAGCAGATGAACCCCTTCGATTTGATGCAATTCAACCAGTTTACAAAATCCAAAGTGGTCCTATTGCTTGCTCTGCTGTAGCAATTGAAACTCCCGGCCTTGATCAAACAGTTCTCCTAACTGCTGCTCATTGTATTGATCGTTCTAAAGAAGGTGGTAAAATTTCTGATAGTTATGATTTCATTACTGAGTTTAAGGTACTGAAAGTTTCTAATGATACTGATCTTGCGGCAATCATTGTGTTAGACAAGAACTTTCAGCCGAAGAAAGCTCTTGTTGCTAAAACTATAATTGCAGAAGAAGGTGATGATATTGTAGTTGTAGGATATCCATATGGTGGTGCTAGGACTACAACCAAAGGAACTGTTGGAGTAAAGATCACTACTATGACTCCACTAAACAATGTAGAACAATTCCTTATGGCTACTGCGAATGTTGATACTGGTAATTCTGGTGGTGGACTATTCCAAAAGAATGGTGATCATTGGGAATTGATTGGTATTACTTCTATGAAGGGTCCATCTATCTTTACCAATTTCTTTACTACTTTGGCAAACATTAATAAGTTTATTGAAGTGGAATAATCTAATTGACCCCTGCCGAAAGGTGGGGGTTTTCTTTTGGAGAGTACAATGAATATTAGTGATTTTAATAATGAATATGACATGCTTACCTCTGCTCGTCAAAAAGAGGGATTAACTAAATTATTTAAGCTGATTGTAGATAACCATCAAAATTATCATGGACTTATTGATGAAATCTTACATCAAGCTACTATAGAAGAAGATGATGATGGTTTTGGTACAGAAGGTGCAAACATTTGAAGGTAGAATATGTAGACAGTATGGGTGACGACCTTACTGTTGTTAACTCAGCAAGAGTGTCTTTTAGTAAAGAATCTAGTTGGGAAATTGACAAAGAAAGGAGTGTATACGAAAGTGGAGTTCTTGTTGATCCTTATGTGACTATTTCTGATAAAGACAAGAAACTACTATCCTATCTTGCAAAACACAATCATTGGACTCCTTTCTCACACCCTCAAATTACACTAAGAGAGAAAGTCCCTATTTTTGTTGCTCGTCAGCGTTTCAAGCATATGATTGGCTTTACATACAACGAAGTGTCAAGACGGTATGTAGATGAGGCCCCTGAGTTCTTCATTCCTAGTGAGTGGAGAGGTAAACCAGAAGGTTCGATGAAACAAGGTAGTAGTGAAACTGTTGTTGTAACTGTTGGCTCAGAAGGTATTACTGATCTTTATGAGGATTTTCTACAACGTGCAGAAGCTCTTTATAACTCCCTCCTTAAGGGTGGAGTAGCCCCTGAACAAGCTCGTATGGTTCTCCCTCAAAGTATGATGACAGAGTATATAGTGACTGGCTCACTTGCTGCTTTTGCAAGAGCATATAAACTTAGGATTGATGCACATGCCCAAAGAGAAATCCAATTCCTTGCTACCGAATGGGATAGGATCATCAGACCTCTCTACCCGGAAAGTTGGAAAGCCCTTACCGAAAGTTAAGCAATATTTTTGTGAAGATGATTTTATACCTGTAGTTGTAATGAAAGAAAAAGAATGAGTGACAAGTGGTTTGTAGTTTATACGACATCTGCTTTTGAGTGCAAGTGGTGCAATAAATTGAAGCAGTTGTTAAGTGTTTATGGATATGAATATTTCGAGAAGGACATTACTGATGAACAATATTTAAAAGAATTTAAAGAGCAGGGCTTTAAGACTGTCCCCCAAGTTTTCCTAAACACAAAAACTACAAACAATCACATTGGTGGATATGAGACTACTAAGGACTATCTCCGTAGGAATTTCTTCACCGCACATCCTAATCAAGATGAAATTATCAAACAATTGGAAGAGTTGGAATAATGGGTTTTAAAAAGTACGAAGAATTTGTAAAAAGTATGCCTGACTTTGATGATGCTGCCCTTGGATTGGCAGGTGAAGTTGGTGAAGTCCTTGAACATGTAAAGAAGGATCGTCGTCCTGATGGTCGTCGTCAACCATTGGATAAGGAATCCTTTACTGCTGAGTTGGGTGATGTTTTGTTCTATCTCACCCGATTGGCCCATAAGAATGGTATCACTCTTAAAGAGGTTGCTGATTACAACGAAAAGAAGCTTACAAAGAGGCACGGCTAATGAGTGGTTGGTTAGTACTTGTTATTATATTGTGTGTAGGTATTGCAGCTGTTAGTATAGCAAACGGGCAAGGTCCTAACGATAGGGGTTACTAATGAATGAAGATGAGTTCGAACAGTTTCTAGCAGAACTGGCAGTTTTTGCTGAAGAAACTGAAATGGAAAATGACGAAGATAATGACGATTGGGATTGGGATGATGAAGGAGACGATCTGTTTGACGAATAATTTAAGTGTAGAAAATGACATTCTTTCAAAGATTGTAACATTTAGTAAGTATGCCCGTTATGATAAAGACCTCCTTCGACGAGAGACTTGGGAAGAAATTGCATACCGTAATGCTGATATGCACCAACGTAAGTATCCACATATTAAGAAAGAAATTTATAATATTTACAAAGATTATGTGGTAACAAAGAAGTTGCTCCCTTCGATGAGATCACTACAGTTCGGAGGTAAAGCAATTGAACGTAATCCCGCTCGTATCTATAATTGTGCTTACTTGCCTATTGAACATCCAGACGCTTTTAGCGAGACAATGTTTCTCCTTTTGGGGGGTACTGGTGTCGGATACTCTGTTCAACATCGCCATGTGGATCGTCTTCCCGTGTGTGTTGGTCCTAAGCGTCGCACACGTAGGTATGTAATTGGTGATAGTATTGAAGGTTGGGCTGATAGTGTAAAGGTTCTAGTTGAGGCATACTTCCATGGTAAACTTCAGCCGGTATTCGACTATGATGACATTCGTGAAAAGGGTACTGAGCTTGTTACCTCAGGTGGTAAGGCTCCGGGGCCAGACCCGCTTCGTGTATGTTTGGCTCAAGTCGAAGCTGTTCTCCATGGGGCTATCGGACGTAGACTTACCCCTCTTGAATGCCACGATATTCTTTGCTTCCTCGCTGATGCTGTACTTGCTGGTGGCATTCGTCGTGCAGCAATGATTTCTTTGTTCTCTCCTGAGGATGATGAAATGCTTCTGTGTAAGAGTGGTAACTGGTGGGAACTCAATCCTCAGCGTGGTAGGGCTAACAACTCTGTGTCCCTCCTTCGTGAGACAACCACAGTAGAACAGTTCTTCTCTATCTGGAAGCGAGTGTTCGAAAGTAAGGCAGGTGAACCGGGTATCTATTGGACAAACAATCTTGATTGGGGTACTAACCCTTGCTGTGAGATTGCCCTTCGTCCATATCAGTTCTGTAACCTAGTTGAACTTAATGGCTCTACTATTGAGAGTGAAGATGACTTCATGGATAGGGCAGAGAAGGCAACCATTCTGGCAACCCTTCAAGCTGGCTACACTGACTTCCATTACCTCCGTCCTATCTGGAAAGTGACGACTGAGGAAGATGCACTTGTTGGTGTGGGTATCACTGGTATTGGCTCCAATCAGATTGAACAGTACGACCTTACTAAGGTTAGTGATCATGTTAAGCACACTAATATCCTTTGGGCAGAAAAGATTGGTGTCAATCAGGCTGCTCGTACAACTACTATCAAGCCATCAGGAACATCTTCTCTTGTTCTTGGCACTCCTTCCGGTATTCATGCAGCGCATAATGATTACTACCTGCGTCGTATGAGGTTTGGTAAAGACGAAGCAATCTACCAGTATCTACAAACAGTAATTCCTGACTTGTGTGAAGACGAATACTTCCGTCCACAACATCAGGGTGTTCTTACAATCCCACAGAAAGCAGCAGATGGTGCGTTCATTCGTACAGAATCTCCGATCACTCTTCTTGAGCGAGTTAGAAAGTATAACATCGATTGGGTGGCTAATGGTCACAATCGGGGCGATAATCACAATAATGTCTCTTGTACTATTTCTCTAAAGGATGAGGAATGGGAAGAGGTAAGTGAATGGATGTGGAATAATAGAGAACACTATAATGGTATCTCTGTTCTACCTTTTGATGGTGGCACTTACATTCAGGCACCTTTTGAAGATTGCACAAAGGAGAAGTATGAGGAACTGATGAAGTTCGTTACTAATATTGATCTAACCAAGGTTATTGAATTTAACAATAATACAGACCTCTCCGGTGAGTTGGCCTGTGCAGCAGATGGATGTGTCGTAGTATGACAAAGAAGTTGATTGGGTTTGAGTATCCACCAGAAGAAGTAGAAGTATACACTGAAGTTCGCATTTGTTTTATGGGTTCTTTTGTTCATAAGGATGAAGCAGAAGCTCATCGACAGGAATTCTACGATGTGTATGGACAGGATGTTGAAGATGGTAATCTAGTAGTTATTCAGGATGATATCCTTGAGTTGAACACAAAGTTTGTTACTCGTATTATGGCACAAAATGCACAAGGGGAGTTACAACTATAATGAAAGTAAAAACACTAATAGATATCCTTTCTAAATTACCACTAGATGTTGATGTTATTTATCAAGGTGGTGAATATAAAGACGATTATCGTAATGTTAATAAAGCAACCTATAAGGATAATTTAGGTTGGGATAAAAAGGGTGTTCTAATTGAGTGATCCCCATGACAAACAAATTGGTGGTACACATTATAAAGATATGGCCATCCAGCCGGGTGACTATATTGTAAAGAATGGTATTGGTTGGTACGAAGGTAATGCTATTAAGTATCTTACCAGACATAAAGCTAAAGGTCAGAAACAAGACCTTGAGAAAGCCATTCATTATATCGAACTAGCAATCCAACACTATTATGGTAACAAATAAAATGGCTGAAGATTTTATTCAGACCTACAGTGGGAGGGCCTTTCATTTTGGCTCTCCTAAAGTAGAAGAAATTGATATTGAAGATATTGCTCATGCACTATCCCTACTTTGTCGATTTGGTGGTCATTGTACAGAGTTTTATTCTGTCGCTGAACATTCAGTAAGATGTGCACAAGCTGCATCAAAAGAATATAAACTTGAGGCACTACTTCATGATGCTGGTGAGGCTTATGTGGTAGATATTCCAAGACCTATTAAATATACCCTTAAGGGTTATAAAGAATTAGAAAATTCTATTGAAAGTGTTATTCGTAAGAAATTTAACCTCCCTATTGAAATGACCAAGGAAGTAAAACATCTAGATAATGTGATGTTAGCAACAGAGAAACGGGACCTTATGCTTCCTAGTGAGATTGAGTGGTTTCCTCTCCCTGATCCACTTAAAGATAAAATTGAACCAATGTCTCCCAAAGAAGCTAAAATTGCTTTTATAAATATGTTTAAAGAATTGACAAAGGAAGATACTAATGACCAGTAAGACTGAAGTTAATGAAAAGGTTCGTCGTGTTGTATCTAATAATGGACACGAGCAGCGACTTACAAATGTAACCTCTGTTGATAATACAGGATCGTGGACACGACTTGAATGTGATCAGGGTTATGCAATTATTAACAATGACAATGTACTGATGTTCATCGTTAAGGGTGAAATCAAGTTCTAAAACGCAAAAAGGCCCCATTAGGAAATCCGAAAGGAAATCCCGATGGGGCCTTTTTTTTTTTACTTAAGTTTCTTCATTTCATCTTTAAGATAAGATTCATTACTTTGATCTTCACCTTCCCGGAGTTTACCATACAGTGCATCCGTGTTGGCCAAACTATAGGAACGTACAAGATATTTTGTGAAGTACTTACGTGCTTCCGAAGTGTCAACACCCTTCTTAACTGTCTTCATAATTTCACCGAATTTCACAGGGTCTTCCATCATTGCATCAAGTAGCGCCTTACGAGTAGCAGCAACCTGACCTAAGGATTGAGAAGAATAACCCATGGTAAGACGACGAGCCTTACTAGAGACAGGATTAAGAACACCAAACAAAAGGGTAATACCAGATTGAATGGCATGTGCAGGGTCTTCATTACGACTTAATTGATCAAGTCCACTAGAACCCTGATGGGGAGTTTTCTTACTAAGAGAGGTATATACTCTCTGCATTTCTTCAAGGCCGTCAATAACTTCAGGTTGATCCTTAAAGATAGTCCTCATGTTTGCCATATCCTTACCACCCTCATCAAACAATTTGTCTGCTTGAGTTTCATTGATACGGAAACCAGTACGAACCTTACCATTGGCAGCAGGTTCACCGATACCAAGGGCACTACGAGAACCAATCCTCTCACGAACATAATCCATATAAGTACCCTTAAGGGCATCCTTAATGGCCTGTCCATCTTCACCCATTGAGTCAGCCTTTTTGATAAGGTCATCAATTTGAGATGTAGAGGTATTAGATCGGAACATGGTTCTTAACTGAGAGCCAACTTCAGAAGGCTTAAGAGGTGCACCATCACCATACACAAACTTACCAAGAATTGACTGTTGTGCTTCCTTACGGATAGCATCAGCTTCGGACTTAATACTTTCGTATGCAGCAGCTTTATCAACTGAGGTATTTTCCAATGTCTGCAATTTGACTTCAAGTGCTTTGAACTTTTCAATCAAGGGGGAATTAACTCCCTGTAGACCTTCGACAATACCACTAATATTCCTACGTAACTCACCTACACCCTGCTTGGCACCACTAGATGCACTATTGGCAAGATTGGTAATAGCTCGTGTAGCATAGTAGTTTGCAAGATCACCAGAGATGTCATTACCACCAGCAGCGGCTGCCCTTTTGAGGCTTTCCCTGAGTGGTTTACCATTGACACCATCCAACTCTTGGATTTTGTTACCAAAGGTTACATCCCAATTGGTTTTACCCTGCCCTTCAGCAGTCATACCCGGAACGAACTTTTCTCCAGTAAGACGACCTTCTCCAGCTTTTTGTAGAGCTTTATTTTCTGGTTCACCAAAAGTGGACTTGTAGTTGATGTACTTCTCTTTAGCATCAGCAACCATTCGCTTAATACCTTCGTCACCTTGAGAGGCAACAAAATCAAGCTGTTCATTGTTGATGTTATCACGAAGTTCATACAAAGCATCCAAACGAGTGGAGTCCTTTGCAGCATTAGCACGAGAGATTTCTTTGTTTACCTGATTGCGAATGTTATTGTAGATGTTCCCAAAGGAATCATCAGCGTTAACTTCATTGGCAACCTTACGAAGAAATGGATCAGTAATCTTAACAGAACCATCTTCAGCAACTTCAGAATTCTTTTTAATGACTTCAAGAATACTATTAGCATCACCTTGAGTGCCAGTATCGGCCAAAGCTCGGTAAGCATTATCAGTGTCAGTCTTTAGGGTTTTGAGGGACTGATAAGTCTTTTCAGACATATTACCATGAACAACATCATAGACACCACTCTTAGAGCCAAGCTCAGCATTAGCTTCTTCCATAAAAAGCTTAAACTCTGGATCATTACTGACACCACGTTCGGCAGCTTCTTTTGCAGTTGTTGCTTCAGTTCGAGCAGCATTTTCCATGGTGTCGGCCTGTAAGCGTTTTGCAAGTAGACTGTCAGAAGCCAGTCGTCCAGTTTGTTCTTGAGCTTCTCCAAGATTACCTCCCGCTACAACATCTTTAGCTTCATCTAGAGTATCATTAATAGTAGTAGCACCCTTAGCTGCCGTATCATGAGCATTCAAAGAGGTACGGATTTCATACAAAACAGTAGAGGTATCTCTAGCCTGCTCTTGAGTCCACTTAGTGAAAGCTTCTTCACCCATAACATCCTTACGGTTTGCATAGGCAATACGGAAATAGTCCTCAGCTGCTTCATTGTAGGCAGTAGCAGTATCGACTTTCATCTTACCACCAACACCAGCGATCTTAAGTTCCATTTCAGCATTACGGCTGATTGCATCACCAAGAACTTTAATCTTAAATGCAGCATCTTCAGGAGCAAGGTTCTTAAGGTTAGGGTCAATAGCTTGTGCTAACTTCATACCGGCAATCTTGTCAGAGGTCTTAAGGACTTTACCAACACTCATACCAAATACTTCGGCATTACGAAGACCACCAATAGATGGACCAATAAGACCAGTATTGATGCTATTTGCAATCTTACCAAACGTACCAAGGACACCACCAACAATAGGCGTATCAGCCATCTGAGCCATGTCAGCGGACCATTCCTTACTTGCACCCATGCCAACAAAAGCATCAGGGGGAAGGATACCTTGGGCATCATTAGGAGCTACAGCAGCTTCTGTACCCATTACAGCAGTACCCCTAAGGCCAAGACCAATAAGAGTATTAGAAGTATAAGCCTTAGCAGCTTTTTGTGCTAATACAGCATCACCAGTACGCTTAAGAACTGCATCATACGTCTTATAGATACCTTCACGAGCCGCAGGAGATAGAAGACCTACCGTCTTTGGAATAATACCACCAACGGATTGAGCAATCTTACCAATGGTTTTAGCACCAGCTCCAGTAGCCGCAGCCCCGCCAATAGCATAAGTAGTCATGTCTTCTACAAACTTTTCACCAGTTTGGTCAGGAACCGTTCCGGGAATAGCTTTACCTACTGTACCTTCCTCAGAGATTTTACCCTGAGCAAGATCAGCAGTACCACCAACAATATTCTTCATAACCTGATAGGACATACGACCAATAACATCCTGCGTAGGCTTATCTACAACATAACGAGTAGATTGCATAGGCTGATTGTCAGGACCTATCTCTTTGGTAGGATCAAATTTAGGATTATTGGTCATCTTTTCCTGAGTACGAACTGGAATAATACCAGCAACTGTATCAGCTTGACCCGTCTTTTCATAAATCTGTTGAGCTTCTTCAGCACGCTGCTTCTTAAGATTTTGTACTTCATCGGGAAGTTGGAAGGTACCAAAACTATCACTCATTGGATTGATGCCACTAAGGACAGAGCCTACAGTGTATTCACCCTCAATACCACTACGAGTATTAGGATCACCACCCATCCACTGAGGAAGTTCAATCTTTACATTACCAGCACGACTACCTAAAGAGTTTTCACTCTCAACAACAGGTGCATACTTTTCCTTTTCATTCAATCCACCATAAAGTTCAGATTGACTACGAAGAGTACCAAGATCAGGACCTGCCTCAGTAGGAACTTTATCCAACTCCCCACCTTCACGCATACGATTAAGTTCATCCATAAGACCCCCATCAGGTGAGGGCGCTAGGATTTGATCTTCGTTTTGGTCAACTGTGGGAGCAGCTTCCCACCAGTTATCTCCTTCAGTAGGAGCATTCTGTGTTTCATCCACTACGGGAGCATTATCCCACCAGTTAGCCATTAAGGTTTCCTTCTAACAGAACCATCTGGTGCCTTAAATTTAGTACCAGAGGGAAGTTTATCAAAGTCTTCTTTAGATTTAATTTCAACAGGTGCAGCTTCAGACTTTACTGCTGGGTCTTGATAACCCTGTTGAGCATTTTGTTCCTGTACACTTTGGAAGGTATCAGCCTGTCCCTGAGAATACTGACGAGTAATACCGCCAAGATATTTCATAAGCATTTGCTTCTGTTCAGGGGGCAGTTCAGTACCTTGAATGATTTCACCAATACGTTTACCCTTCAGACCAGTCTTAACACCATACCTCTTTTCAAAATCATCGACAGAGGGATTACGGTTAAGTGTAGCCTGAGAAGACTGAAGCTTAAGGAATGCACCCTGCATCTGAGCATTAAGAGCAGGAAGGATTTGCTTAGGATCACTAGAGTTGCCAATAATTTCCAGAGCATTTGCCAAGTCCTGATTACTTACCTTACCATCAGTGGAGGTAGCCTGTGCAATCTGATAGGCGGTCTGCATTCTCAAGCTATTGTATTTAGCAGCATTAACAGCCTTCTGTTGGTTAGCATCAGATAGGACACCACCATTCTTAAGGAAGTTATCAACTGCCTTGGCATGATCCATGATATCTTTTTCAATACCTTCAATCTTACCACTAGCAGTCTTTTGACTAATAGTTTGCTCAATACCAAGAATAGCTTTGTAGCCAGCCTGTGCTTCACCAGAGAGACTTTCAATCAGACCAAGACCCTTAGATGCCATCGTAGCAGCCTGAGGATCATTATGTAGGATTTGTGTCATCTGTTGAGATGCATTAAGTGCGGACACAAAAGATTCAGCATTTGCATTGTAATCCTTAGATGCCTTACCAAAGTCATCAACAAGAGAGTTGTAACGCTTGACATCATCATCAGACATACGACGTACAGGTCCAGATACCTTTTGTGGGTTCATAGGATCAGATACGTTATAAAGACCATCTTCACGAACTTCACCCGGCAATTGAGGACCAAGTGATCCATCTGGATTTACTGAGAAGTAGGTGTCTACATTCTTACCATTTGCGCGGGCCTGATTACGTGCTCGTTCAGTTTCAACACGCTGATTGATTTCAACCTGAGCTTGAGCATTCCTAATTCGAGTAGGATCACCAGACTGTTTAGCCTGATAGAGTGCCCAATAAGAGTCATTCATGTCACCAATTTTAATCTCATTGGTAGGCTTAAATACATAGGCACCCTTACCATCACCAGTAGCTGTAAGTTGATCTTGATCAGCAATAGTAGACTTACGAAGGGTAGGATCGATGTCATCAATTCGCTTATTGACAGTTTTATTCAGCTCAGCTCTCTTAGGATCAGTAGCATCCATACCAGTGTCATACTGAACTTCAGTAGGCATAGGATTAGAAACACCATTAGGAACCTTAAGAGTTTGTGTAGGAGCTTTATAGTCAGTGTTTTTCTGATAGTAGCCCTTACCAATACGTTCCTGAATAGTCTCAGGAGAAACACCAAGTTTTAGTTCCTGCATAGCAGTTGTGGCAAAAGTATCATCACCAAACTGTTGGGATAACATCTTGGCCTGTGAGGCAAGCTGTGTTTCCTTCTCGGATTTAGCTTCACGCTTCTCCCTTAGTTTTACAAGAGCATCCATCTTATACTTGAATTGCGTATCTTCTTGCTGTTGTTCCCGTTCCATTTTCTTGTTACGAGCATCAATAAAACTTTCAGCAAATCCAGAAAGAAATGTCATTACTTAGCTTCCTTTTTCTGTTCTCCACCTTGAGACATTTGCATAAAGCCTTCAGTCTGTAGGTCCTGTACCTGTTCACCATCTCCACCTGAAGACTGGTCTTCTGCTGCCTCTTTGATCTGAGGAAGTTCTTCGTCAAGAAGCTTGAAGTTACCATTAGGTGTTTTAAGTTTTTCTTCTTCTTTAAAGAATGTACCAGTGTCGAAATCATCTTCGTCATCATAGATGCCAAGTTCGTAATCAACATTAAAACCAATACAAATAAGTTCAATCATACGAGCAAGAGGACCAGCTAATAGATATACATAATCAACAGTCCACTTACCCTCAGATACACCTAACATAAGAAGCATGTTTACAATCTTATAAATGGGAAATCCGATTTCAACCATAGTAAGAATGCCATTGGCAGCCTTAAAGTTTGTTAACTTATTGGCAAGAAAGTCAAGAGCTTCATCAAGATCAGTATACTGAGGTGGCTGTCTCCAAGGATAATTCTTAGTATCAGAAGTATAATTCTCTCCGGGGATAGGTCCACTATTTACAGCCATTATTCTTCTCCTTCGGAAGCTTCTTCCATCTCTTCGTCTTTGTTTTTACCCTTAGGCTTTTTTGAAACAGATTTACGAAGTTCTTTTTCGTACCCATCAAAAAAATCTTTGGAATATTTAGACTTCTTACCACTAGTCTTTTCGTATTCTTCAAACCCACTCTTTTCATAGAAGGAGCGAATGGCCCTACGAATTGCCTCATCTTGATCTACAACGGCCATTTATTTACCTCTTAAAAAATTGAACTCATAATATTTTCGAAAGTCTTTGAACCAACAAAGGCACCAGCCAATGAACCTAAAGCAGTCATGTTGGCATTTTTACTAGCTGTACGAGCCTGTAGAGATGCAGCTGCAATAGTTGTTTCACGGTCTTTTGCGCTCTCAGAAGATTTAAAAGCATAATCAAGAAGTGCATCAGAACGATCCCACAACTGATTAAGCTGATTTACACTAATATCCAATCGATTTTTTACATCAGTAGTAGCGGCTTCGTAAAGCTGTTGGTCATCCTGAAGCTGAACCTGTTGACGCCAGTTAGCATTTGCCACAGCAATATTATACTGTTGTTCAGAGTAAAACTTCTGGCGACTGTCTTCCATTGTGGCATTATACTTATCAGCATCTAAAGTCTGAGAAGCATTAAACTGACCAATCTGAGTATTCAAAGAAGCATAGAACTGATCAAGAGTATTCTGGGACTGAGCCATAAACTGACCCTTAACATTCTCAGCATTTGCATCAGTTAGGATGGACTGAATACGAGACTGATTGTTAATAACAGCAGCCTGTTGTTCATTGTCAAGATTTTTCATATCCATTGCAAGAAATGCCTGAGCATTCTGAACAGCAGCAGTCATTCTATTATCAAGATTTGTTTGTTCGAACTTAGCAAGAACATTGGCAGTATTAATGGTAGACTGCTGTTTATTGTCAAGATTCTTAAGAGTTAACGTCTGAAAGAATTGAGCATCTTGCTGAGCAATAGGAAGAGAAGCTTCAAGTAGTGCCTGAGACATAGCAGCAGTAGCAGCAGTACCTGTCATACCACCAAAAGCAGCAATCTTACTTACATTACGTGCAGTAGCAGCAGCCCATGATGGGATTTTAGGTTCACCAGTAGCTTCATCAACAAATTGCTTCTGTAAAAGTTCTATTTGACCCTGAAGAGTAGCTTTACTATCAAGATAATTACCTTCACCTAACTGTTGAGCAAGAAGTTTACCAGCAGCAGTACTAGTGTCAATAACATTAGACATATTCTGAGAAGCATACTTATTAAGAGCTTGTCCTAACTCATTAACAGTACCGTCTTTGTTTACACCAGTAGCAATACCAGTAGTATCTGCTTGAGGGACATCTTTAATTTGTGCATTTTCAGAGACAGTGCCTTGTGCACCCTCCATCTGATTTTGAGATACTTTGTCCTCAGTTTTAGTTACATCATAATCGTGAGCCTGTGTAGGATCAACATTATCAACAGTTCCAGCCTCAACACTAGGGGTCTGTCCAAGAGCAAGATTGGGGTTATTAGGATCAACCTGAGCAGCAGTACCTGTTTGTCCCTGAACAGCCCCAAGAGCAGATGTACCATTTGCATTGTTGACAACATTGCCGGCACCACTATTGATAGTCTGACTTGCATAATCTGCAATATTAGTAGGATTAATTTGACTACCAGCCTCATAATTAGGAGATTGTGTAGGACCAGTAGAAGCAGCTGGAGCAGCAGCCTGTGGAGCCTGTCCAGTCATTTTCTGTTGCCAGTAAGCAGCGGTAGCTTCATTATCAAAAGAACCAGACAGTTGTTCTTCATTATCTCCACCACCAAAAGAGCCATAAAGGTCTGCCATTATTTCTTTCCTTTCACAAGACCATCACGTTCGATGATGTACTTAACAAATGCTTTGTGTTTATAATAACAATCTAACAAACTAATACGATCCGTAATCCAAAGTTTTTCAACTTGAGCTTGAGTAAGAGGACCTTGTCCTAACTGTATAGGAAGATTACAATCATCTAAAAGTTTACTATCAGCTTCTGCCAGAATAGGTCCAACATTAACGGATTTTGTTGATACGCAAGACGCTAGACTTAGGCAGAGCAGTACGATTAGCATCGGGGTCTTGTTCAGCTTCACTTATTGCCTCCTTGGCTTTAATATCTAGCTCTAATTTCTTTTTATTAAGTTCTTCAAGGAGGATTTTTTCTCTTTCCTTGGCTAATTCATTAGCTTTAACTTGTCTATCTCGTTCTTCGGTATACTTCTGAGATTGCTCAAGTTTGTATTCTACGAAGCTACTGTTTGAAATCTTCCAGCCAATCCATCCTGCAAACAGGAGGCTGACAATATAAAAAACTACAAACCAAAATTCTTTTTTAAATAATATCGCTGGCATTAGAGACCCTCCAAGCAGAATTGCTTTTCCTTCTCTCTACGCTTAGTAAGTCCATTTACCACCTTACCGCCAGCCTTATTGAAGCTTAGTAATTTAAAACAAGCTTCCCGGTACTTACCTGCATTAATCAGAGCAGGAAGAGAGGACTTACAAAAACCCCCCACACCAATATTATACGTTAAACTAACATATGCAATATAAGGTTTATCTGGTACTGCATCAGGTGTCTTGAGGCACTTACTCATACCTTCTTCATGTTGTACGAGTTCTTCCATAAACTTTGCATCACATTGTGCTTTAGTAAACTTCATACCCGGTTTAATACCCTTAGTAGTACCATAACAAGCAGTCCAGACACCAATAACGTCAGGGTAGGAATTAAGGCGAAGACCTTCGAAACCACCAATTAATGTAATTGCCATAGCTCCTGCAACTGTCATACCTGTAATCTTTTTAAACCTACTTGCCATCTTTAAATTCCTTTTGTGAAATTACTCTTGCGATATTTGCCAAGAAGTTACATATAAGGGCGGCTGCTAAGAACCAACCCCTAGGAATGTAAATCATCTCGTCTATAATTGGTAATGCAATCTCAAACAACCCAAAGAGAGTTGCGAGAAGATTAAATCTAATACTCCAAGCATATCTTAGGATTTTTTTCCAATCTTCTCGCAGTTTCATTTAAGTTTCCATTGCCTGAACCCACAAATCATCTACTTGTTCTTTTGTTAGTCCAAGACTATTTGCAACAAGTAAAAGAGTAGGATGATTACGTTCAAACTCTTGAGTTTCAAGCCACTCGATTTGAGCCTCTTCTCTTGCCAAACTCTCAGGCATTGCAGCAATAACTTGATCAATACTTGAAAGAGATATACCATTACGAACTAATGTAAGCTTAAGTTGTCGTTTAGATATAGGCCACATCTTAATTGGTTCAGGTGGAGCTTCCACAATCTGACCATTTTGATAGAGCATACCTTCCTTAATGTCTTCCCAATCTGCATCAATACCTAATACAATTCTTTCCCTAGGAACTAATTTAGAGGGGTCATATTCAACATTCTTAATCTTCATAGTTTCAGGGTCAACTGTGGCCCATGCACCATAGATAGAGTTGATAAAATTACCACGTTCATCCCATGAGGTAAGGCCATTCAACATTTGATACCAGTCTTGTCCACTCTCATTAGTGAAATACATAACACCATTGAGACCATAGTGTGTAAAAGTTCCAAAATTAACGATTTCCATAATTCACCTCAAGCATAGTAACAAGAAATCCATCCACTTGCAGGATTATATACCTGTAAATAACGATAAGTTAGTGTAGTGATAATACGACTTGGGGAGTTAATTGTACTATAACCAGTAATAACTGTACCACTTGGGGCTTCATATGTACCATTTGTGGGATTGTAGAAATCAAGTTCATTTCTTGAAACTAACCTACTTTGGATTTGATTAACACGATCATTTGCCCATGCTAATGCACGAGCTTCAATACGGGAATTTAAATCACCAAGTTCAGAAGTAGATACCTGACCACCAGTATTAATAGAAAACTTCTCGGCACCGTTATATTGAATTTTATACTTACCATCACCAGTATCGTAATAAGCATTCCAAGTATTAGTCCCATTATTAAAACTAATAAGCGGAAAAGATGCTTTTTGGATAGTAAGATTACCAGTCATAGTGTCACCAGTTTTGGCAACTTTGGCATTTAGTGCAGTAGTGGTAGCCGTACTTACAGGTTTGTTTAAATCTGAAGTATTGTCAACATTACCAAGACCAAGAGTAGTTCTCTGAGCACTAGCATCTACATCATCAACAAGTGCACGACCAGCAGAAGTAAAATCAGCCAATGCAGCTGTACCACTACCTGTAAAATAAGGTACTTTATCAGCAGCTGAAGTTAGTCCAGCAATAGCAGAAAGTTCTGCATCCTGAGCTTGAACATCAGTACCAATAACAAGACCGAGATTACTTCTTGCATTAGCAGCAGTAGAGGCACCAGTACCACCATCAGCAATTGCCAAATCAGTAATACCAGTAATTGAACCACCAGTAATATTAACGTCATTTGATGCAAGTGTACCACTAAAAGTAACACCAGAAATAGAACCACCGGTAATTGCTACACTGTTTGAAGTAACAGAGCCTGAAAAACTACCACCAGTAATGGATACTGAGTTAGAGTTCTGAGTTGCCATACTTCCTAAACCAATAGTGGTTCGTACAGCAGCAGCATCTACATCATCCAAGATGGTACGACCAAATGGAGTTAATGCAGTAGTTGCATAAGCATCAGGGGCGGTCGTGTAGATCATCTGATTTGCTGCGGTAGTTAAAGCACTAATACTTGCAAGAGCAGCATTCCAAGCAATAGACCAAATCCAAACAGCTGCACCAGCAGTTGCATCTACACAAACATAAAAAGTATCAGCAGTTGTGTTAACCCAAATAGAGCCTACAGCATAACCATCATTTATATCATCATTTGCAGTTGGGGCAACTGTAGCATTCAATTTATGAATACCACCAGTACCACCATTAACTATTGGTAACATACCAGTAATAGATGTAACTAGATTAATTTTAGGACCTTCACCCACAGTACCATCATGGGTATGACCACTGGTTCCATCAGCAAAGTTCTGAATTGCATTAAATTCTGCATTTAGGGGAGCAGCAAAAATAGTCTGACCATCGATAATGTCAGCAGAAGATTGCCTAGTATAACTATTACCCATTATTTCCTTCCTTCTACGGTGTAATCAATAAGAATGCCTTGGATTGAGTAAGGGGCCGCAGCGTCAAATGTAGTAAACTTTATTTGTAATGAGAAACCAGAACCTTCAACTGGAGAAATGAGAACAGGTGCTGTTGGTGAAGAATAGATTGCAATACCATAAACATCTTCTCCAAACATACTATCGTCACTTTCTCTATAAAAGTCGTAGTTAGTTAGGTTTTCTTTAATTGTATCAGCCCAATCGTAGCTCATCTTTGCATTAACTGTGACGTTGCCTTCAGGTCGAATGAACAATCTCAGTTTTCTATAAGTCTTACGAATACCAGCAGAACTAAAATCCAGATAAGGAGTACTATAGACTGCCTGAACATACTCACCAGCAAAAGTGTTACCAACCTCTTGTCTATAAACACGACCATCATAATCACCATGGATTACAAACTCAGTAGCATTAATATACTTAGAAGTAGCACAAGAAGCTCGAATACCTTTACTCCTACTCCACTCCCAACTATTACTACCATCTGAATTAGGACGAAGGCACCCAATAATACCAAATGTAGCACTAGGTTCTTTGGAAGGGGAGGAGAAGAAAAATCTAACCTGAGATTTAGCTCGAATAAGAACAGAACAAAGTTCATTCATACTATTACTAGCAACTTCAGATGTAACTAACTGTTGAATTTTCCTACTTAAGCTTTCAATATTAACGTCACCAATGTAGTTAGTACCTGCAATCGGCCTAAATCCATCCTGAGACAGGAACATCAAATTACCATCTACTTCTTGTACACTATCAGATGCTAAACATCCAATACTGGAAGTAACACCATTAAGGACAAAAGAGGTTTGAGAAACTTCAATTTTTTTGATATTTGTAGTACCAAACACGTAAAGTGCATCACGGAATGGTTTAATTTGGTTTACAAGATAACCAGCAGGTAACTGACCTGCACCACTAGCTGCAAGAAAGTCATATTCAACAAGAGGTGCTGAATGGAATACGATATTATCTTGTGCCAAGAACAAATGGTTCTTAAATACATCTACATAAGATGGGGCTTCAATAGCCTGATCACCACCAGCAGTAGCATAAGTTAGTCCATTATTACTTGTAAGAATTTGTGTCCAGTTAGTGCCATCATAAACCATAGCTGGATTAACACCATCGACAAAACAAATCTTGGGTGTGCCATTAAAGTTAAATTCTTTATACCTGATACGAAGTACATCATTAGAGTTTTTACTAAAAACAGTAGGCATTTTAGTCCAACCAGAACCAGAATAGTAATAAAAATCGTATGTACTATCAGCTTGTTGTTTACGTGCTACAATGATTGTTTCATCATAAAATGCAATTCCAAGAATGCGACCTTCTGCACCAGTTGGATCAACTTCTGCATATAGTTCATCTAAAGGTTGGAAACCTGAGAGTCGTCTATATCCACCATAAAGAGAGGCCTCAAAGTTAATTAGTTCAACAGCACTCCCCGGCTCATTATCTGAAAGCTGAATGTGATTGATATTAGAGTTAAGGCCACCAACACAGACGACCTTTTGACTCTCAAGTTGTTCCATCATATATGATAGCCTCCGCTTCTATAAACAGGTCCACCAAAATTTATACGAGTGTCAAAAACACCACTAGGTGAAGTTTTTACAAGTTGGAAATACATGTTTTTAATACCATCACGAAATTTGGTTTCAGCGATAGAATAACCTTGAGGGTTTTCCCTAAATAGATTCATATGATATAGGGCACCAAAAACAATAATATTATCAAATTGTACAGGTATATCAGTCCTATCCAAAGGATTGACTAAAATTACAGGATTTTTAAAGTAACTGTAAGTTAGAGTATACTCTTTGTCAGGGATAGGAGTAACACCAAAGCCATTTGAGTTAGTTTTAAATATACGTCTTGGTACTGATAAACCATTTACTTTATTGTCAGTATCAATATCAACTTGTGCTTCTCTCCACTCATCAATATCTACTTCTTCTAGAGTGTCACTATTGTTAATACCAACAAGAGGATCAATCTGAATTTGAAAACTTTTCCAATCTGCTACTTTAAAGTCATCAGGAAATGAATATTCAGTTTGACCTTTAACTAGTACTTGAGTATCAGTGGCTGCATGGTATGGCCACTCCCACCTCTGTTGGTTTATTTCAGAAATAGCATCTAATACAGAGTCTTTACACAAAGATTGAATGCCGCGGGCACTGTTGAAATTTGACTCTGTGAGTTCTACTTCATTGATTTTACGAATTACTCGATTAGTCAATTCAAGATATGTACTGCCCATTTTAATTCCTTAAATAAAATCTTTGAGACCACCACTAAGGGCAAATTTAATGAATACAAGAATAACAGCACCCCAAATTGTAAAGTTTAAGTTTTTTGCTGTTTGTTTAATTTCTTTAAGTTCATCCTTAAGTTCGGCGAACTCTTTTTTCATATATTCAGAATTAAGTCTATGTTCACTCAGAGAAACTTCAATAAGAGTTCTCCAGTCTTCAAGAGCTTTAATACGTTGTTCTAAGTCCATAACTAACTCCATTAAATAAACCGGGGGTTATTACACCCCCGGAATAGTAGTTAATTAAGACTTCGGCTGAGCGATAGCACCACGAGATTCTCCGGTGACATCAACAACTACTGCCCACACCATGACTTTACCACCAGTTACGGTGCCAGTCTGAGTAGCAATAAGAATATCAATAGTATCCGAAGAGGCAAGGATAAGTGCCGGGGTCTGTACGCCAGCAGGGGTGCCATAGGAACCAACAGCAGCAGCGTCAAAATCCCAACCATCGACATAGATGTCAGCGTCAACACCAGTGATACCAATATCAAAAGTGAGGTCCGTAGACGTACCTGTCATTGCAGTGGTCTTTTGAGCACCTGCCGTAAGAACCTGAACACCTGCCGGAAGGCGAAGAACCTCAATGACATCAGCAGCAGCAAGGGCAGAACCCTTAGCAGTTGCAGCGGCCGCAAGATCAACTTCCTTCCAGATTTTATAGGCGAAGTTCGAGTTGTCCATAACACGCGGAGGCAGGTTAGCACTCAGCGGATTAGCGAGGGACGTAATAGTAGCCATTCAAATATCTCCTTCTTAAGATTAGTTGGCTTTGTTGTAGGCTGCACGTACGAGACCCTGAGGCTTCAGGATTTTACGACCGTACATATGCATACCACGAACAATGTCGGAGAAGCCGAACGGAGAACGGAAGGTTTCCGTCTTATTGATCTGTTCAGCAGTAGCTACCGAGGCGTCATGACCTGCAACAATCAAACCGTAGTCAGTTGCAGAGCCATTGTTGTCAAGGACAGCAGGACCAGAACCGATGTACGGGAGGTTGTTGGAGAGGTAGATACGGAAGCCATAAACTGCGTTAGCAGAGAGCTTACCGTTAGAAAGCTGTTCGCTGTCCTGATAGAACTGGTTCATGAACTTAGAATTTTCGTCCATGAGGATTTCCATAAAGACCGGATCAACTACGATCCAGCGGCCTTCCTTCGGAACGTTCTGCTGATCGAGCAGACGGTTCATACGGTTAAGGACCTGAAGCGGAGTTACATCGTAAGTACCCTGAGTACCAACAGCAAGCGAGTCCGTAGAAGCGCCACCAGATACGAAAGCATTACGAGCCAGCTTATGAATACCGAACAGTTCGTCAGCATCAGCACCAGACTCAGACTTAGTACCAACAGCAGTCGTACGAGCCTGCCAAGCACCATCAAACGTCAGACGCTCGAAACCAGTAAGGTAGCCGAGAACGTCAGCATCGTATTCCTGTGCCAGACGATAAGCTGCACGATCCGTTGCCAGATCAAGCCAGTTAACATGGGATTGCTTCTTTTCAATATCATCGATCTGGAACTGGAATGCGTTCGCACGATCAACAATAAGGGTGAAGTCTTCGTCCTGAAGGTCCTGAGACGTCATCTGAGTACCACGAGCGTACTTAGAGATCGCGATTTCAGGTTCCTTGATGATCTGAACAGAGTCACCATAGTTCGAGATTTCGCCGAAGTAGTCAGAATTGGTAATGTCTTCAACAACAGAGGTCTTGCGGAACTGCTTCTGAACCTTCTGCGAGTAGATTACCGGGCTAAATTTGCCATTAGGCAGGTTGCTATAGCCAGTTGCACTTTGAAATGCCATATTTATATCTCCTAAATTAAATTGATTTATTGTGTGAGAATAGATCAAATATCTAGGGAGGTCATTCTTTTATAGGTATCCCATAAGGGGCTAATTAAGATTGAGTATTCCTTTGTATTTTATTCTATGTCAGTAAGTTTTTACTATTAACGAGCACCACCAGTTAAATCATAATGAAACTTACCCTTGCGCATTGCATCCATAATCTTGGTTTCATTCTGTTCATACCAACGACGATTATTTTTGCTTTCACGTTCGACCTGACTTTCAGAGAATTCATAGTCACCACCAAAAGAAGGTTCTTCGACTGCACGACTAGAGCGAACTGCCTCAGCTGCTCCACGGCCATCAAATTCTTCCTCTACCTTAGAGGACTTTCCTTTGTTCTTATACATATTGATGACAAAATCAGCCTCATCCACATCAAGAGAACGATAAATCGCATCCTGATACTTCTGCTTCTGTGTCTTCAACCACGTATGGAAGGCTTCATCCTTCGCCAACTTGTCAAAGTCGGGATGTAGTTTACGGAGAGCTACAAGAGCTTTCTCCACTTCGAGTTGCTTCTGTTGTACAGAAAGTTCCTCAATAGTTTTCCGAGTTGTAGAGGTAGACTCTTCAATCCGCTTCTGAACAATTGTTTCCAGAATGGATGCAAACTCAGGATATTCCTTAGTCCAAGCTTCAATTTCATCATCGGACTTCGGTGGTTTAATCTGGCCCCGGAGAGCCTGATCAAGTTTCTGTTTCAGCGTTTCAATTTCGGCCTTACTTTCAGACTTGATCTGATTGATATACCGATCTTTATCCCCTGCTCGCTTCTTCCAAATTTCTTCTTCAACAGTAGCAGCAGGTTCTTGATACTCTCGTTCGAGTGCTTCAAGAGCTTCAGTTTCGAGGGATTCAAGTTCCTTACGGGGATTACGATATTTAGTCATTTGTTCTCCTTTGGGCCACAAGTGTTCTCACTATGAGAGGTTGAGGGTAGCCAATTAGTTGTTAACGTTCGTCACGATCATCAGGTGATCCAGACGAGTTGGCAGCTTTGCCTCCAGAGTTTGAACCACTCTGGTTATTTCCAGACTCATGACCACCACTATCACTACCGCTGCCACTAGAATTACTACTATTTGAAGTAGAGCTAGTGTCATTCTGAGAGGTAGTATCTTTTTGGTTACTCTGTTGAGTACTGGACTGTGCACTTTCCATTGTATTCATACTATCCATTAGACCACTATTGGCCGATGGAGCGGAAGTTGCATCAGTATTGAAGGCAGTCTGAGCCTGTACCATATCAAGGGCACCTTGACCGATAGACTGCGTTGTAGCTTTAGATTGATACTCAGGAAGTGATCCAAATGTATGGGCACCAATTTGTGTACGATCAGCCATAGAAGCAGACCAACCGGGATTAACCGTATTGGCATGATAGCTAGTAAAGCCAAGGTTCTGTGTTGGGTCTGTTACAAACGAATCAACTAAGCCGTCATACAATCCTTTATTAAGACCATAATTCTTATTAGCTGTATTAGCGGCAGCCATGTTACTCCAAGTACTATATTGATTGGGAGCGTTAATGGCATCTGTAATAGAACCATATTTACCAACTCGGTTTTCAATAGTAGACAGGATACCCATAGCTTCCTTACGACCATCTTCTGTGGAAAGGTCAGTTTTACTAGTATCAATTTCACCAGCAAGTGTAGCAGCCATAAGACTACGATCTTCAGGTGTAATATCAGCAAACCTATCAATACCAACAGGATTGGCAGTTGTCATATTATTCATTAGGCCCAAACCAGTACCAAGAGAAGGTTCAGTTGTTTGAGCAATAGCATCTGTGAGTTCAGGTCTAGATGTAGGAGTAGGTGCCTTATCAGCGACCTGATCGTAATAACTAGATGGCATCAAACCATATTCACGAGAATAATCTAATGTGCCTGCAAGCTCTTTACCAAGAGAACCCCACTGAGCACCAAGACCGGGATGTTGACTAAGATCAAGAGTATCCATATGCATAGTTTTACCACCCATATACTCAGGACCCATACCAAAGTTACCACCATATCTGGCAGCAAAACCTTGAGCTACATCTTGAATAGCCTGTTTATCAGCAGGATTGGCAGTATTAAGTGAGCGACCATTTGGGTCCTTAATATCCAAGTCAGCTGCGACACCAGATGGATGCCTATGAGCAGACCCTACAGGAGAACGTCCTTCTGGTTCCATACCAGAAGTAACATTAACTGTATATCCAGAGCCAAGAACATCAGTAACAACATCTGCTACTTTATGTTCAACACCACTGGAGGGTTTTTCACTACGACCCTTACCTGCAAGATCATAACTTATACCAGCCATCTGACGAGCTGGAAGATCACCCATTCCCATACCTCTTGCAAGATCATAAGATGGATTACTTACAGGAGCATTATTCACTGCCCTATCAGTTTGTGTCTTTGTACTTGTAGATATAGCTTTATCTTTAGCACTCATAGTTCTATCTCTAACAGAACCAAAAACATTATCTGCCAGAGAGCCAAGGAAGCTCTTATCAGGTTTTACACCAGCCGCTTTAGCAGCATCAATAGAAGCTTTCTTTTCTTCTTTAGTAGCTTCTTTTAGTGTTACACCCTGAGTTAAAGCTCTTTGTCTAGCTTCATTGGGGGTAAGAGTAGTACGACCTTTAGCATCAGCGGCTTCAAGACCTACAGAGTATACTTCATCACCGATTTTAACATCAGCTACATATCCCTGTGGATCACCAAACACATTCTTTAATCCACCAGAAAGGTAGTTAGGTTCTAGTCCAAGAAACTCACGAGCCTTACCTGTAGCATGGGTATTTTGTACACCCATCATTGCACCAACAGCTTTGGCACCCATGCCAACCAATCCGGGCATACGGGAAGCAAGTCCTAAGACTGCTGTAGGTTTATCTACATAACGAAAGTTATTAGATGCCGATGGTTCATTTGCTGGATTAAAGTAATCTTTAGTGCCACCCTGATTTTCACTTTCATGAAGAAGAGGGTTCTTAACAAATCCATTAGTGTTTTTAGCACCACTTGCATTCTTAGAACTAGAAGTAGTAGGAGTTTGATCGAACATACTAGAAAAGGGATTACTAGCACTATCGTATGCTGGAATATTTGATTGATCGATGACTTGGTAATCACTGAGGTTATTAATAATGGAACCTGTTGCAGCGTCAATGAAAGATACTTCAGGTTGTCCTAAAGCATTCTGTTCAATAACCCTAACTGCCCACTTATCGTCATTACTTGCCATATCAATCCCTCGGGTTGTTAACTTCGTCTCTGATACTCTTCAGTCGTTTAAGTTCATCAATGGCACCCTGAGTTCTACGAAGTTCATCAATTGTATCCACCTTTGTTAAGGCTTCTTTAAGGAACTCAATTCGAAGATCAACGTAGAACTTAAGGGCATCCATATTAGACTTATCATTTACCAAGAGGTAGAGTTGACTAGCCTGTTCTTTTTTCATTAGCCAGAAAATCCTTCTGCACCGGGTTCGGGAGCATTACCGGGAGCAATGTTTCCACCACCATTTCCAGTAGGATCACTTGGGTTAGGAACACCACCCTTAGCACCTTGTGCATTTGGATCAGTAGCACCAACTCCCTGTGCACCAGCAGCTTGAGCAACCTTACGCATAAGGACAGCTTGAATAGCAGCGGCTCTAGGGTCGTTAACTACCTTCTCTTCATCAAGGTCAAGAGATGCGGCATATTCCCTAAGGATGTAATCCCATTTAATAAAGGGTGCCATAGCAGGGTTAGGAGAAGCAAACTGTGCAAGCTGAAGAAGACGTTGAGAGCGAATTTCATTTCGCATCAAAGACTCAGTACCCTTGGCAACTACTGCAAGATTTCCAATATAATCCTGATCAAAATTGAATTGCATATTGAATGCAAACAATGCTCGAC